TCATACTATATTTTTACTTACTTTATTGCCACTTTCCATGTTACCCCTTATTATTTTAAACGGGTATGATTCTTCTGAATTTAAGACATTATCATTAAATTCGTCTAATAAATCCATCTGTGATACTTTAAATGATTCCAGTACATGAGTATACAAATTCATGGTCATTGACAGGTCTGAATGCCCTAAGAATTTTTGCACTGTTTTAGGTTTTATCCCCGCCTCAAAACATCTTGTGGCAAACGTATGTCTAAATGTATGACCCGAAAATGGTTCCATGTAATCTAATGGGAATCTAGTAAGATTAATCTCGTTTACAATTCTTTTAATGGAATCCACGTAAGTTTGTACATTGAGTGGCATATTATATTTCGTTGTAAATAATAGATCTGCAAATTGAGGGTCTACTTCTTTACAAGTTGTTTCTTCGACTACTTTCTTTTGCAAGATTTGTTTTTTTAATGCAATCTCACATTGCTTATTAATTGGTATATCTCGTATGCTCGATTTTGTTTTTGGTGGACCAAAATGGAATTCTTTTTTTGTATCGCCAAGTTCTTCAAATTTGTAATACGTTAATGTTCGAGTAACATGAATGGTTTTTTTAATAAAATCTATATCACTTTCTCTTAATGAAAAAAGTTCACCTGGACGTAATCCAGTATTTACTTGAACTATATAAGCATTATCATAAAACGTCCCTGCACAGCATGTAAAGAATGCTTTTTGTTCTTCTACTGTTAATACTTTTGGGTCACTTTTTTCATCTCTTATTAACTTTATGCCTTTTGCTGGATTCTCTTTTGCGTAATGGTTCAATATAGCTTTATCATACATATCATTTAATATCGCTTTAACTTTATCACAGATTTCAAAACTGGAATTTTGATCCTTTAACCCCCTTAAAAGACGGCGGACATCAATCTGCTGTATATCCGTTAACTTTTTTGATCCAATTGCATCTTTTATTTTAGATTCGTAAATTTGCCGATAATACGTTCTTGTGGATACTCTGATAGGCGCACATTTATATTCGTCCATCCACATCTTATACCATTCATTCACTGTTAGATCTTTTTTGATGGAGATTTCCAATATATCCTCTGCTTGTAAATTCTTAAGTCTTGTTTTTAACTCTCTTAAAGAAGCTGAATATATTGATTTTCTATTACCAAATCTATCTACGTACCTCCCTTCATATCTACCATCATTTCTTTGTTTTATTCCTGTTCCTAACTCTTTTCCTGTTAGATCTTTTCCCATCTTTTTTCTCCTTATACTCAAAAGAAGGGATAAAGTTATACTTGCATATCAACAATATAACACTTATCCCTTCTTTAATCAAATTAAATATAATATTGATTATTTAGCCATGCTTCAAAAGCTTTTCTTTTTATTAAAGTCTTATTTCCGACTTTTAAAATAAACGATATGCAACTTTTATCTTTTGTAAGTTCACGTATTTTTTTAGTTCCAATATTGGAATATTGTGCAGCTTCTTCTATGGTTAAATTCAATTTATTTTGTAATTCGACTTCATTCATTTACTTCACCTTCAAATATATCTCAGCATAATACACACCATTTTGTAGTGCTTCCTTATGTGTTGCTACTGCCATATCTACTTTGTTACCTTTAATAGCACCACCAGTATCTTCAGCAATGTATTCTACTCCGTTGATCATAACCGTACTTCCTAAAGGAATGATACGTGGGTCTACGCTTAAAGAACCAGGATGTACTTTTGTACCAAGCTTGGTTAAACCTGTTCCTGTGCCACAAATATGTTTATGTGGTTCGATACAATAGTGAGAAACTTTAAATCTTCCTAATGGAATATATTCAGTTTCTGTATCGGACAAATATTCGGATTTTATGTAAGCGTAACCCGCCTCTGTTGTGATCTTGGACCAACCATCTACATCTTCTACTACTTGAAATTCTGTGTTTAGCAGAGTCTTTCCTAAAATAGTAGAGTCTGTGTTCGGTTCCTCTCGAATATTGACGTTGGCAGATGTTGCGTATTTATAAGTGTAGTTTTCCTCGATTAGTGTATTAAGTTCTTCTGCCTGCCCGAAGACAGGCGTACATAATGATAGGGATATCGCAAGCATCCCTGTGGTAAGTAATTTAACCATTTTTATAACTTCCTTTCGTATGTGTATTAACCAGACTGGCTGTTATATATAAACGCTCGTCAGCGCAATTGCTATAAAACCTCTTACAGCCTTATAGCAAGTCGGATATCTAAAAGGAGCTAGATGGAATCGAACCATCGACTGTTCATCGAACACGGATACCATACCCTATTTCTTACTCCATTCATCCGACATATTTATATTCTCAGATTTGTTTTTCTTTTAACCTCTAAGTGCAGCTTCATGGATTTCTTTTGTAGTAGAACCAAAGCCACCGTTACGGATTTCTGTTACATTGTCTGTCATTGTTAATCCATATGGCATGAAAATTCCCTGTGAAAAACCCTGACCCTGTGGAACACTATATGTTTTATTAATACAAGAATCGTTGGCAATCTTGATCATGATGTGACCTTCATTATCGGAATAAGCAAAATCCCTATCAATAATTCCAACGCTATTGACTAAAGAAATTCCATACTTAAATCCATGACCAGATCTTGGATAAATTGCTAAGTACCAACCATTTTTAATCTCGCAACGAATACCAGTAGGAATCTTCAAAGTTTCACCTGGTTCAATTGTGAAATCAAATGGTGCAAAGAAATCATGACCGGCACTGCCTGCAGTTGCTCTGACAGGAAGTTTGATGTGATTATAAAATTCTTCGATTTCTTCATCGAAATACTTATGCCCAAAAGTATCAACCATATCTTTCTTGAACTGCTCTAAGCTAACCTTCTTGAATTCTGCTACTCTCATATTCTCCATATTTCATTCCTCCATATATAAAATTTTTCTGTTATCTAATTCAGTGACAACCTCATTGAAATTCCTAATAACTTCTTCTCTTACGAGGTCTCTGCAGGTATTAGGTGTATAATAGAATGTCGTATATGTAATTCCTGTATTGGCATCAAGTACATCCCATTCAATAGGAAACTCATCGTCTGCGAGATCAATTTTGATAGTTAGTGTAATGCTATCCTTATATAATTTTTCTCTAAAACGAAAAATATTCTTCAATGAATAGGATGGTTTGAAGCCAGCTTTGATAAGCATGTCAGGAGTTACATTTTTATATAATTTCAATTCCATTTACTTATTCTCCAAAATATTTTTATTTAAGTACGCAATGTACTTATCCCATTTACCGATGAAATGAATATATTCCTTACTTTTTAAACCTTTGAACTTCATATCCGCACGAAGCTGCTCCCAAGTGAGCTTTTTAGTGACTAATGATTTTAAAAATGAATTGGTGCTATGTGTTAGCTCTATAAAGCGTTCACGAGGTAATTTAGCCACTATTTCTTTGTAGACAACTAAATCTTCGTCTGGAATAATATAGGTGCTTTTCTGTAAGTTCCTTGGACTATGAGGGCTAATGCCAGCGCCACTTGTTCTAGGTTTTAATAATGGGATAATTTTGTCAGAATCGACAAACTTGAATTCGAATGTTACTTCTGCATCAGTTTTCCTGATATTGAAAATCATGCTTGGATCAATCTCATTGATTGCTTTGATAATGTTGTTTCCACGACCAATAGACGGGATATATGCTTGTAGCACATTTCTTCCTTGATAAAAAATCTGAATGTTATTCTGGCAAGCAATATACAGGTCTATATCTTCATATGTTCCATTTAATTTTCGTGGAAAGTCATTTTTGCTTAGGTCAATAGGAGCCAGAATTCTGTAGACTCCTTTAAATTTATCTATTAGAAAACTCGTAATCTCACTCCTTAATATTCTTCATAATATGTTTCGTGTTTCACCGTTGATTTATTCTTTTCTGCATCCTTTACTTTCTGCAAAGCTGTTTTCCTGTCCTGAAATACAATCTTATCTAAATCAGTATAATGCAGGAGGTAAGCGTGGCGATCACGCTTATCACTCCCTACAAAATAATCGTCTTCCACAGTGCGGATAATTAGTTCACAGACTTCAAAAATTCCTGTCTGTGGAATTGCTCTTGCATAGTAAAGGATGTCTTTTTTATGAACATCTTCTTTAGTCACAATATAAGACCACCTTTTGTTGTTTTAATGTTTCTGGAATATTGATAACACGCTGATTTTTGCTACCTCGCCACTTCGTTGTTACATCTCTCTGTGCATCTACATATGGTCCATCTACAAGAACATCTACCATTTTTACAATGTCAATACGCTTTTCTTCCTCTTCTGTTGGAATTGTATTGATAAGCAATGGTTGTAAAATCTGTTCCAATGTATAACCGGTATATAGCCAGATTGTTTTTGCGGGATATGAAAGGCGGATTTGATCGAAATTTTGTGATAAAAAATCACCCATTTTACAATGAATTTCAGGGGTCAAATTTGGAGAAGCAGGATATTCAGTGCGGATTTCTTGCAAAAGCTCTAAGATACCATCAAGATTTGAAGACGCTAATGGTTCACCTCCAAGAATTGATATTCTTTTTATATACGGTTTGTCAATTAAATCTAAAAAGTGTTTTTTTGTATCATTATTCCATTCTTTTCCACCATTAAAATCCCATGCTGTTGAATTAAAACAGTTGTAACATTGAAAAGGACAGCCTTGGACGAACAAAGATACTCCTATGTTCTCTCCATTTGTAATGTCCATAGATCTCATAGAAGCATATCTCATTTAAATCTCCTCATCTTCAACATCGTCAAGATGGTAAACACGGTCGTGGATATCTCCATATCTTCCTTGGTTTCCACCATTTTTTGCAGTTCCAATATATCCGCACACTCTGAAAGCAATATCCATCGTAGTATTGTCAGTATTCCCACAATTAGGGCATTCCCACTTTAATTTGTTGTTTTCATCTGCAACTAACGGAATGTCACCATCATATCCACATTTCTCACAATAACAACTCTTAGTATTGATTTCGGCATACATAATATTGTTATAAATGAACTTAATTACTTCCAATAAAGCTGGGATGTTATGATTCATACTCGGAACCTCGATGTAAGAAATTGCTCCTCCTGGACTTAATTTCTGGAATTTTGATTCAATTCTTAATTTTTCAAATGCAGTAATAGGTTCAAATACAGGAATATGATATGAATTCGTGATATAGTTTCTGTCAAACCCATTTAATTTTACAAAGACATCATTTCCAAAACGAGATTTTAAACATTTTGCAAATTTATACGTTGTGCTCTCAATTGGGGATCCATATAAACTATAATCAATATTCTCTTTTTCTTTCCACTGGTTGCATTTATCATTTAATGCCTGCATAACTTTTAATCCGAATTCTTCCCCAATGCCTTCATCTGAATGGGAATGACCTGTCATATATTTTACACATTCATATAAACCAGCATAACCTAATGAGATTGTTGAATATCCATCATATAAAAGTCTGTCAATTTTTTCATGCTTTTTCAATCTTGCATATGCACCATGCTGCCATAAAATAGGCGCTACATCTGATAAAGTTCCTAACAAACGATCATGCCTTGCTCTTAATGCTTTGTGACATAATTCTGTTCTTTCTTCAAAAATCTCCCAGAATCTATCGAAATCGCCTTCAGAAGACAAAGCAATGTCCGGTAAACTAATTGTTACTACACCTTGATTGAATCTTCCATAATATTTATGTTTGGTTGGATCAAAATTTTTAGAATTGGAAATATTCCCACATGTTTTAGAAAAGCGATCTACGGTAAGAAAACTGCGACAACCCATGCAAGTGTAAACATCGCCTTTTAATTCAAGCATCATTTTTTCAGAGATATAATCAGGAACAAGACGTTTAGAAGAGCATTCGGCAGCTAACTGTGTTAAAGACCAATATGGTGAATCTTCCTGGATGTTATCATTTTCAAGAACATAGATTAATTTAGGAAATGCGGGTGCAACATATGCCCCGTCTTCATTTTTTACTCCTAAAATTCGCTGACGAAGCATTTCTTCGATTAGTAAAGCTAAATCATGTTTTTCCTGTTCATTTTTTGCTTCATTTAAGTACATAAAAATACTGATAAATGGGGCCTGTCCGTTGGTTGTCATAAGAGTTACCAATTGATACTGGATTGTCTGAATTCCTTTTTCAATCTCTTCTTTTAATCGTTTTTCGACAATATTATTAATTAACTGTTCTTTAGATAATGCATAGATATTTTCAACTAAGGTTAATTCTTCATCTACCTGTTTGCGAATTTTTTGTCTGCTGATATCTACAAATGGAGCCAGATGAGCTAAGGAAATACTTTGTCCACCATACTGATTACTAGCAATCTGTGCAATTGCCTGTGTAGCAATATTGCAAGCAGTAGAAAATGCATGTGGTTTTTCAATTAACACTTCGCTAATTACAGTATTATTCTGAAGCATATCTTCAAGATTAACTAATCCGCAGTTATGCATATGCTGGATAAAGTAATCTGCATCATGAAAATGAATCTGTCCTTCCATATGAGCCTGAATAATTTCAGGTGAAAGTAAATATCTTTTGGTTGCATCTGTACTTACCGATCCAGCAATATAATCTCTTTTAGTTGGATTTAACACGGGATTTTTATTGGCATTTTCGTCTTTCCAATATTCATCAAGGTCTTCTACTAATCTTAAAATTTCATCATCTGTCGTATTACTATTTTCACGCTGAAATTCTCTGATGCTTCTATAACCCTCATATGCTTTTGCAGTAAGACGCTGTTTTTTTGTGATTAGTTTATCGTAAACCATTGATTCAATTTCGGAAATATTTACCTCGTCTTTATCCTTGCATTCTAGTTCAATTTCTGTCGCAATATCCTCTGCAATTTTAGGTTTTACAATGCCTGAGCCATTCTTCATTGCCTTTAAAATAGCAGAAGAAATTTTAGACTTGTCAAATGGTACTTCTGTACAATCTCTTTTAATAACCTGCATCTCTTATCCTCCTATTTCCTACATGCATCTACGATTGTTCGCCAATCTTCGATGAAAAATTTATAATTATTATCTTCATTGCAGAAATTCGTTAAGTTACTCCAACTTTGGTGATAACTTGGAACTGCTGTACATCGATAACATTTATCTTTCTTTTTGCATTTTTCTGCTAGACACATGGTAATATCTGCCATTATGTATCACCTCACATATCTTTGATCATCACTTTAAGTCTCTCCAAATGCTTATACTTTTCTGAAGAATACTTCGTATGATCCTTTGCAATCATCTTGGTCTGTTTTTCACAGATTAGTTCAATAAGTAATCTCTTATCATTCTTTGTCATCTCAATAAACACCCACTTCCTGTTTCTCTAATTTTTAAACACCTATGAGAACTTGGTGTGTCACCACATCCAAATACCCTTCCGATGTTCTCAATAATATATTCTCTATTATTTAGCATTACAGTGATAAAATCATTTTCCTTAAGTAATTCCTTTGCAAGCATTTCTGAATTAGTGATCAAAACTTAATATCACCACCGATCAGCTTAAGATATACGTCTGTCCAGTTATATAATCTTTCTCCATACCAATCTTTGTTCCACTCATATAAATCCCCAAAACAGAATTTATACTGAGCATTTGATGTTTTAAGATTGTTAGCATTATCATCAATAAAGATACCGCCATACATATCTACACATGATTTATCACTATGTTTATCTAAATCTACACCAATGAATTTAATATCAGGAAATTGTGCTTTGACCCAAGCTTCTTTGAGAAGTAAATTAGGTGAATACCCATGAGACACGACTGTTACATCATAGACTTTACAGAGAATTGAGATAACTTCTTTTGCCCACGGCATAAAGTTTAGCCTGTCAAAAAATCGCTGCTGATTAAAATAGCAGTCAATATAATCTGGTGTAGCACATTTACACTCTTTAAAGCACCATGTCTCCACCATCCACCAAGGGACATACTGAAAATCAGGATAAGCGGCAAAATCTTCATTATATAAAGAAATGATTCCTTCAATAGTATTTGCAATTACACCATCAAAATCTAAAAATAATTTCTTTCTTATCATACATGATCCTCCAGATATTCATTAATATAGTTTAATGTCTGGTCAAGATCGTCATTGTAGTTGTTATAACAGATTCTATCTGCTACAGTTTCAAAGCCTTTAAAATCATCATTATCAGTCTTTACTCTACGCTCTGCTTCCTTATCATCATCTCCACGATCTTTTAATCTTTTCCTGATGGTAGAATTATTAGCATAGATATAAAGCAACCGATGTGGTACAGAATAATTCTCAATGATATCCTTATATCCAGCCGATGTTACAATAAGTAAATCCTTTGGACCAGCATTTGTCACATCTTCTGCTGCTACACCATAATGACATCTGCCAAATTCTGCATCATATACTTTATATTCTGCAAAAAATCCTTCTTCAATCTTTTTCTCGAACTCTTCTTCGGAAATAAAGTGATAGTCAACTCCATCTACTTCCTTATTTCTAATAGGTCTTGTAGTGTATGTAACGATTTTCTTATATCCGAACTTCTTACAAAGTTCAGATACAATTCTCGTTTTTCCACTACAAGTCTTACCTGCAATAAAAATCATATGTTATTCCTCCACATTTCCATGTCTTTATAGAATTTATCCAGAACAACAGAATCAGATGTATTGATAGAAACGATACATTTTTTATTAAATCCTGCTGAAATCACACCTAATAATGATTTTGCATCGACAATATAGTGATCGAATCTATAGTCGATATTCTCTGCATATTCATTGCACTGAGCAACAAATAAACCTGCATCCTGAACATTATTTAATTGGATAGTCATCTCCATTTATATATTCTCCTTTCTTAGTGAATCATTGCCATTAGTTCTTCTTCTGTGATAATCGGAATTCCAAGTGACTTTGCTTTCTTATTCTTCGAACTACTAGAATTAATATCATTGTTTACAAGATATGAAGTCTTGGCACTTACAGAATCAGATACTTTACCACCATAAGTCAAGATCTCCGCTTTGACAGCATCACGATTGGTATAGTGATTTAAACTACCAGTAATGACAAATGTCTTACCTTCCAACTTCATAGAGTCCAAGGCATCCATAGCTTCGTTTAGTAAAGACACTGGCAGTTCAAAAATAAATTCTGTGGAAAGATCCATTACATCATCAATATGTTTCTTGAAATAAGTATTCATAGAGCCAATAAGTGAATCGCCTACACCTGGCAGATGTCTGAAATAATCTGCTCCTTCTACAGTCATTACATGAATGAATGTTCCGTAATCACTATCTACTGCTTCTGCGATTGCAGCACTTGCTGTCTTACCCAAAAGTGGAATTGAAAGTGAATATAGGAAACGAGATAAAGTTGTATTACGACTTGCTTCGATAGAGCTAAGAAGTTTATCTACAGACTTTTTGCCAAAACCATCTAAGGTTTTCATTACTTTTTCGTGGGAATGCAGATGATAGATATCTTTAATAGAAGTAAGCCAACCAAGAGAAATGAATTTTTCAATGGTTGCTTCTGAAAGACCGTCAATATTTAACGCATTACGACTTACTGCGTGAGTCAGTTTACCAAGTAGTTTACCTTTACAATCTGGATTAGTACAGATCAGCTGCTCTGAGTCATTTTCTTTTATAATCTGAGTTTTTCCACCACAGATAGGACAAGTATCAGGAATGGAGATAAATGATACATCAGAATTATTATCTGAATGTTCTCCCCATGTCACCTGCGGTATAATTTGGTTTTTCTTGCATACGCCAATTTCCTGACCTTTGAATGGTTTATGTAAAAGATCAGCCATAATAGAAATGTTATGCAATGAAGCCCTTTCAACAATTGTCTGTTCTAGTTCCACGGGTTCAAAGACCGCAACAGGAGTTAAAACGCCAGTCTTACCCATTCCCCATTCAATATCTTTTAATGTGGTTGTAACTTCCTCATCATAAAATTTAAATGCTAAGGAATGTCTCGGATGATGTCCTGTCATACCAAGAGATTTACCATATTCTACATCATTGTATGTAATAACGAGACCATCGATAGGATATGATTTTTCTTCTGCGACAGCTTTTAATTCATCAATGATCTTATTAATGTCATCTTTATCACTGTTATAAAGAATGTATGGAACAACTTCAAAACCTTGCTCTTTTGCATAATTAAATCCATCAGTAAATCTTGTAAATCCATATGGCACTTTCCATGCAACAAATCTTATATGACGTTCTTTTGCAATCTTACTATCCAGCTGACGTACCGATCCAGAAGCAAGATTTCTTGGATTCTTATACTTATCGTTCTCTGCTAATTTACTATTGATCTTTTCAAAATCTTCTTTGGTGATAATTGCTTCGCCTTCGATTTCAAACTTATGCGTATTTGAAACCTTTAGCGGTAAATTATCAAAGACTTTAGCATTATGAGTGATCAATTCACCAATCTCACCATTGCCACGAGTTTCACCCTGAATTAATCTGCCATTCTCAAAAGTACATAGTGTTGTTAATCCGTCTAACTTTAAAGAAATAATACAATCTCTTCCATCAGAAAACTTAACTAGATCATCTGTTGCTTTGGTTTTGTCCAAAGATAACATTGGATGTGAGTGTGTTATCTTTTCCAGTTTTGACTTTACTTCATACCCCACAGTCTGAGTAGGCGAATTACCATAAATAATATTTGTTTCATGTTCTAACTGCTCTAGCTCATCATACAGATTATCATATTCATAGTCGCTCATTAGACTATTTGAATTGTTATAATACTGATTACGAGCATCATTTAAGATTTTGATAAGCTCTCTAAGTCTTTGTGTTTTTCCCACCAAGTCCAGCCCTCCTTGCTTTGATCATTTTTATCTAATTGGCTTAATAGTTTGTCACCTAAAGTAATAACTCCATTGACGTAACTCGCATATTCCTTATTCTCTACTTCATACGCCCAATCTAACGAGTCTCTGATAGTATTAAATAAGGCGTTGAAAACATCATTTTAAGTGCCTAATTCGTATATGATGCATTACGCATCCATCTGCTAAAATAAAACCTAACCAATAAGCTTTATCATGTGAATCAATTACATCAAAATAATTATAATTGCAACTATATTTTCTTTTACCTGCTATAACGTATTCACCTCTTTATGTGTTTCATAGAAATATTCATTATACAGATCGTATCTCTTCTGGATATCCGCCAAATCTACATCACCATATTTATCTTTTGCCCAATTTATAAACCTCTTAATATATCCACATGTTTTGAATTCAGGACAACCAAATCTGTATATGCAGTTTGGTGTGAGTACATCAGATTCTGCCGGATGTGTTTTATGTAATGTTATTTTAAAATCTTCTGCCAATTCTCTTGCGTCTTTAGTGCAACAAAAACATAATCTCTTACGCCAAACATCAATTAAATTCTGCATGTTAGCATAACCATCAAAATTTACAGAATTTTTCTGTGGAGCGTCATCTCTGGATAATGGATGATATTCAATATTCTGTTTTGTAGTTTCATCCCATACTGTATAACCTTTTTCAGTATTAAGTTCTGAAAATCCTCTATCGTCTCTTGCTGTAGATATAAATTTTTCATATTTGTGACGGCTCATTTCAGTGCTCAACCAATATTTAATTGCTTTCCAAGTCCAATCAAATTCAAGCAATCTAATAGGACTATGCTCAGAAATAAGCAGTTTTTTCTTAAAAACATCTGTGGCATCTTTTTCTGTAAAATCCTTATTATCTGTTGTTCTACAATGATTTTTTACTCTTCTCCAATCATCGCCAATCCAATTAAAAATCGTTTTCATTTTCTTCCTTCTCCTTCCAAATCTCATTCATTCTCATTGCTGACCAAGCACTTAGTACATCTGGTAATGCAACCATTCCGATTACTGTTATTGTTAATAAAATACAAATTATTCCCATCATGAAATCTAGCATTATATTCTTCACTAGGCACCTCCACCATATGGTATTGTTATGATTTTATAAATCCAGTTGTTAATGTTGAAAAATAATCCTGTAGAGATATATTTTCCTGATTTAGTCAAATATCCTACATATTTCTTCTTTAATACTTTTGAATTCATATGTATTTATCCTTTCTGATGAAACTGAACTTTCATCGGCAAATTTTGAAAAATCACCCTCAAAAAATGCCCATTTTACAGTGTTTTTTCGCCCACCATTTTTTGGGTTAATCGTTTTTTGGGAATCTGAGCTGAACTGCTCTAAAATTTACTGATTATATTAATAATATTTATGGGTAATCCCAATTCCATTATTTTTCTGAATATCACTTCTGCTTGCTAAAATTTGATATTTAACCTTACAACAATTATGAGGATTGCCACCGCATTTAGTGATATCGTATCCATGTTCGCACCAAAAATGTTCATTATATCCTTCATAATAACAGCATTTATCTCCTAATTTGTTCTGCCATTTGTTAGGATCATGCCTTGGTTTGTTCTTTCCCACATTCTACTCCTTTGTATTTAAGTGGCAAATATGCCCTAATGGATTTCCAGCACATTTAATCACACCAATGAAGATCATTCCATTAGTCGTATGTCCTTTTAATTCTTCTAAATCCTTATAAGCTTCTTCCACCGTATCTTTTCCTGCACATGTTACACCATTTCCAGACATATCCTTACAACAGGCATAATACTTATACTGTTTTGCCATTATCTCAACTCCATTTCGCCATATTTTAGGTCATCATTACGGAATACCTTATATCCTTTATATTCTCCTAGATATCCATTCTCATCTAACTCAATAGTATTCATGAGTGGAACTACAGAAAATGAACTAATCATCTTGCCGTTTACAAATATGTATGGAGATCTTTTCTGTGAATTTTCATATAACTGGATTTCAGTCATGATTTTTTCCGAGTCAAGAATCGTCTTTAGAATTGAAAACTTTACCATTCTGTCACCGTTCAATCTTGGATTCTTACCAATTGATTTACACATCTCTATATAATCATCTACAGCTTTATGGAACTCATCTTCGATTGTAGAAATATTCTCAGAATGAAAACTAACGGAATCTCCAATATTAATGATTGCTCCGCAGTAAACATTATCTTTCTGGCTATAGACGATTCTTGTCTTATACCCATTGTACTCTAAAATCTTATTCATTTTATCTCTTTCTTCAGAAGCAATTATTATTGGTCTCCGCAACTCTATATAGGCAAGCTGCATTTCGATCCGTTTATTTATATCTTCTTCGCCAGCAGGATTCAAATCAAATACATAATCCATAATTAATCTTCTTTCCGTGATTTGCAAGCGCTATACCTAGGTTTAACATTGCTATGCCGTAATAAATGATAAAATAAATGTTCATCTCACTTCTTTCAATGATTGTATTTCATCTCTTTTTCAAAAATAGCCATAGCATCCCTCAATCCTTGATTATATGCTTGTGCAATTTTATACTCTTCGGATTCTTTAATACCTTTCATAGATGTATCCAAAATCTTCATGGATGTAAAAATTTCTTTTCTGATTTGATCTATTTTATCCATATCTGCCGTCTCCTATTGCACTTTTGAATATCTACAAGATAATGTATCCGCAACTGTTACATATCCATACCCTGTAGTTGAACACTTTTTAAGCTGGCAAGTACCATTGTTTTTATGATAATAAATACATTCTTTACATTTGTTTCCCATAGAACACCTTTCTCAGAAGCGCAGTTTATTCTTCTTCTAGTACCAAAATTGCTTTATAATATTTGCTATTGCAAGAACTTGCTTCTACTTTGTACCCTTCTGATAAATACTCGTTCATTTTATTTTCAAATTCTACTCTACTTTCAATTTCTAAAACTACACATTTTTTCATATTGTTTTCTCCTCAAAATTCACTTTCATCATAATTTTGCATCTATATATTGTATATTATCCTAATGGCAGTCACTATATATAGTAGCATTACATACTATAACCATCTTACTACCGGTTCAGATGTACTTCCTTTCTCCCAAACAAACCAAGCATGACACATAGTTGTCGCCCAACGTTTTCCTGTCTTTGGGTCTTTCTCTAATCCACTATTCCAAGTCGCCATTCTGTTTCTGAAAACATAAATGTACTTCGGCGGATATTTGTCAAATAACTCCTTCCTCTTAGCACCTTCCAAGAACTGGATTTTGAGAAACATAGCCATTTGACCATCATCTTCCAGTAACTCCATACCCTTTTCTACAAATTCCTTTGCGAGCGAGTACGGTGGATTTGTGATAATTCCTTCATATTTTTTATCAGTTTTATATGTAAGGAAATCAGCAACAATTGTTCCAGGGTATCCTCGATCTACTAAGTCCATCCCTGTAATTTCTCTCTTGGTTGTATAAAAATCATTGATTGCATTAGCGATATGCCCACCACCAACACAAGGCTCCAAAATTGTATGTGCATCAAATGTATATTTAGTCAGCAACATTTTTACTGCTTCTGGATTAGTTGCATAGTAATCATCTTCAACCCTTCCATTTTCTGGATTGCCGCCAGCAAGCTTTGCACCCGCTAATACTTTCTTGTTGTTCATTTCTTCACCAGAAAGGTGACATGTCCTTAGTAGCTACCCTAACTTTTTCCTTTCTGATTTGTTATTCTCTTATTTATTAGATGTTAATTGCTATATTCTGTTACTCTTTTACTTCCTATTTCAAAAATGTCTTTATCCTTTTCGAAACAAATATAATTTCTTCCTGTGTTCATAGCTGCAATTGCTGTTGTACAACTACCGGCACAAGAATCCAAAATCAAATCGCCAGGATTAGAATATGTTTTAATAAGTTCTTCGATCAGCGCAACGGGTTTTTGTGTATTGTGGAAGGCTGCTTTCTGCGTATCCTTGGCAAATGTCCATACTGACTTAGGGTATCTCTTTGTAGAGTCATAATCTTGCCATTCACTCTTACCATAATCCGTTGATTCTTTTGCATTTACATGATGTGCTGCTTTTGACACTTTTCTTTCATGTCCGTCTGTCATTTGAGGATTATATGTAGGTGGTTTCTTATAAAAAACACAAATATCTTCATGAGAACGCAACGGCATCTTTTTGGCATTTAGAAATCCAGTTGGCTGTGTTTTCTGCCAGATAAGATTATATTTCCAAAGCTTGCGATTGCTCTCCATTAAATCAGCCGTGAACATACCACTCCCAAATAGGATAATTGCACCATTATCCTTAATAATTCTTTCATATTGTTCCCATAATGGTTCAAACGGAATAACAGAATCCCATTTATTGCGGCTAGTAATTCCAAAAGGAAGATCTGTGATGATCGCATCTATTGATTTATCATCAATTTTCTTCATACCTTCAAGACAATCTTCATTGTAAATTTTGTTGATTTCTAACATCTAATACTTAGAGCAAATCATGATTTTACGCTGCAGCAAATCTCCTGCTCCTTTCGTATTATTATTCTTTTATTTTAAATAATTTTTCTGTAGCTGTATCACCACTAATCCTATCTGATTTTTGTAGTACCTTACGTTCTTTTTGCCAAATACAAGTAAAATCATCTGGCATATTATATTCGCTTACTAATACTATATTATTCTCTGAAAGTTTACGAAGAAAATCGTAAAAAGAATCATAGTCTATTGACTGTTTAGAATACTGTTTTGTTCCAAAATAAGGTGGATCAAAATAAAAAAGACAATTCTTGTAATTTGCAAAATTCGAATAATCACAACACATTATTTCAATATTCTGAAGTAATGGAGAATCTTCTTTTAAATTTTTAACTCTTTCTTGATAAATATTACGTTTACCTGTCTTGTCTTTCCCCCAACCTCCATCGTAATATCTACCACCATATGATCCACAGTATCCAATCAAAGCTGTATATTCTTTAGAATATTTATTAGTTCCTAACCTTCTATTCTCTCTGACTTCTGCATAATGCTCAAAATCGCAATCTATTGGGGCAATTGATAAAATAGAATCTGACTTTACATACTGTAATAAAGCTATTAATTCATCATTTACATCAGAAGCAATTCTATTTTCACATTTAATTTTTTCAATGATTGAACAACTTCCGCACATAGGTTCTATATAAGTTTTTATATTATTATCATCAATATATCTTTGAATAATTGGCACTAAAAATTTAGCTAATCTATTTTTACTCCCTTGATATACCATTTATTTACCAGAAAGTCCATATGGTTTACAGCAGCTGCGCTTTACTTCCTTTCTGATTTGTTATTCTTTTATTTATTCTGGATTTTTTGAGCAGAAACGCTCAGGAATAGATATAATATCTAATTTAATTTGATCTTTAATAAGGTTTTCAGCAGCTAGATCTAAATCTCCATTAACTGCTTTTACTTTTTCGATTACTTTGTGAATAGCATCTTTCGTATATACTATTCCGTCATCTACAAATTCTTTTGCATCTTTTTCTAAAACAAATTTTACAGGCTTATCATTTGCTGTAGGAATAATATAAATATTGTGGTTTTCAACATCTTTAACTGCTATAATTTCCGTCATGTTCTAACACCTCTTTAGGGCAAAAAACAATTTCCTTACCAGCCTTTTGAGCTTTGCGAATCGTAGACCAAACACCGCCAGATTTGTTTCCGTCCCAAATTGCTAATAATACATCACAATGATCAACCATGTATTGATCTCTTACATTATCACAGCCTTTATAGAATTCATCTGATAATTCTACCCATTCATCTGCATACTTCTTCATGTCTTTATAAAATGGATGCGATGAATTATAATTTTTACATGGCAGAACACAATGTAACACTAATGGAATAATTCTATTTACTTTTGCTAATGCGGCTACAGTTCCAAATACAAAATCGCTTCCAGAAGCCATACCACAATAAACTTCCAAATTTTTTCCATTTAAATAAGAAACTTCATTCATTTTAAAAAGCTGTTCTATAATCCATTCTTCAATTTTCTTCCAGGCGATATCTGATTCATCTTCTGGCAGTCCTAATCTTTGTGGTCTATGACCTGTTAATGCTACTTTCATATATTCTCCTGTAACTGTGCAGCCTTCGTATGTTCGCAAGTAATATTCGTCTTATATGTCGGTTTTTCTAAATTAATTGGTGATTTTGCCGTAATTTCCCAAGGCATATTTGGCGTTATAGGATTACTTGGAACAGGTAAAGTCCAATGAACACCATTAGAATTCTTACCATCATCATATCCGGCATGGTAAACTTCATCCAGAATCTCTTTTAATCGTTTCTTGTCAACGGAAACTTTTCCATTTCCGATATCTTCAAAATCAAAATATACTACTGGCTTCATATAAATATTCTCCTTCCATATCATTATGGTTTAAATTCCTTACTTCTACAAAATTATCAAACCAATTCTCGTTAAATTTATCTAACAAATATTTGTCAATAACATCATCAAATATTTTAAAAAGATCTTGACTTGTTCTAAAACATCGAAACTTTTATTTCTGTCATTATTACAGGTTCTTCTTAACGTATGTAATCCAGCTCTTTTTCTTTTATTATTATCCCAATGTATAGGATTAGCATAGAATTTCTGCTTGTCGATTTCATATTTTTCTTTATCCTGGCGAAATTGTTTCTCAATTTTAGACTTAGCATCTAATAAGGTTTTATTATAAAACATCATTTACCCTTTCTACCAAATATGCAAATGGATATTTGTTCTTATTCCAAAATTGCCATCGTGGGAAATTTGCATATTCTACATCAATAATCTTATATTTTTCATCAAGATTTTTCTTAAATATTCTTATGGCGACTGTTCTTTGATAAGTATATCTTCCACACATATCACCTAATGTAACAATATCTCCTACTGTGAACTTTTTTGGTAACGCATATGCAGGTACAGCGGACATTGTAATAGCCATATCATGCATATTAGTTTCTTCCAAAAATGATACATTATATGCGCCCATTCTATGTTCCATAGCAGATCTCAACCAAACTAAACAATCTTCGAAAAAATACATATCTCACCTCTCACAATTATCCATAAAATACTCTTCAAATTTTCTGTTTATATAATAATCTACATTATCTACTGCCTTCATCAACCATAAAACTTCCCATGACGCACAATCTATAAAGATAACATCTGATGGTCTTGCTAATCTAATTCCATCACCATATTTTATTGCAGCTTCCATTGTGCCGTTTTTACAATGAATAATAATAGTAATAATAGCTCCTATGATATGTACTATAACAAATAATACAATTAGACTCATTTATTCGCCTTCTTCTGAAACGGACATTTCATTAGAAATCGTTCCTAAACTATCCAGAAATTGCCTCATCCAAAGATTCTTCATTTCAGCATCTTTGATAGCTTCCTGCCAACGTTGATACGCACTTTTTACATTATCTTTTTCGTATTGCTTTTTATCATCTAAATACTCTTGTACTTCTTTATCGGTACAGTACAATCCCGCATCTTTTAGATCTGCATCAAGATTATATCTACGAAGATCTTTTTCTGACGTGATGCAAGTATCGATCTGCTCTAAAGCAAATTTTTTAATATTTTCATGTTCTTTAGTGGGCGGTATCCAATTCAAAACTTCTTTTTTAATTTTTAAATACTTATGATTATTTTCAATACAATCTTCATAATATATTCTGGAAGATTCGGCTTCAGATTTACACTTTTCGATTATCTCCTGTTTTGCTTCCTCAAAAGTCATATGTTGAACTTTATTATTTCTTTCCACTGCTCTTTTATATGTCTGTTCATAATACGGATCTGGTTCAAAATGAATTGGTGGTAAAATTGGAAGTGGTTCATCTCTTATATCAGATGCAATTCCAAAATTTCTTGTACAAAGTTTCAAAAAATCCGCTCCATTTGTAATTGTCCTATCTTCTATAAATGCTGTATAAAGTGTTGGCATAAACGTACCTCCCTACAAAATTTCATCTACAATTCCATATTTGAACGCATCGCATGAATGAATATAAAAATCTTTTTTCTTTTCACGAATATCATCGATATCCTCTTTGGTAAGTTTGGTTCTTTCGATTACATATTCTTCAATTTCTTTGTTCATTAAATCTTTTTCGGTTCTGTCTTCAACATGATCTTGATATTTTCCACTACTATAATAATGCATTTGATGATACATAAATGTAGAATGTTTATAACAATATCTTTTATGCCCAGCAAGAAAAATCTTAAAAGCTGCACTCATTGCGTATCCAGTGCAATATGTATAAACAGGAGTCTTACTATTCTGGATTACATCAATTAAACCCCACATATCATAAACAGCACCGCCATATGAATTGATATAGAGTTTAATCGGTTCTCTCTTATAATCCTTTTCTTTCTTATCTTTTTCATTATCTTCTGCAATTTGATATAAAATACTCCACGTAAGTTGTCCAATAGAAGAATTATCTACATCGTCTGATAAAAAATATAATCGCTTTTCAATGTTTGTGTATGTATTGTCTTTTGTACTCATTTATACTCCTTTAAATACCATTAATTTCCTTAATTAAATCCAATCGCTCATTACATACTCTGTTTATATATGACAGACAAGCATTCTTTAATCTGTAAATTTTTTGGAACTCCCGTTCTATTTCAGCTTCATACTTTTTCTTCTCTTCATCGGTAAGAAATTCCCACCATTTATTCCGAAGATATTGCCTGTACCATACAATAGCATCCCATCCACGGATTAAATGCCAGTTATTCCTTTTGATTTCTGCATACCACATCATATCAGATGCCCTCACTATGTTCTAGCATGTATTGATTTACCGCATCTAGCCAATCACAGAACTCTAATGCTTCAATTTCATTAAAACAAAACCTATATCCTTGATTAGTTAGATTATTAAATACCTGAAATTCATAAAAAATGTTTTCACTATCATTAAAGATATTATGACATTTTTCTTTTTTAATACACCACTCGCCTGCAGGTTGTCCAACTGTAAAACTATCAAACGGTTCACCTGTTAAAACTACATGCTTGATTATCTCGGATAACTCAGGAAGTTCACTACATTCGTCCATTGGCATATCAAAAAGCTTCTCACCACTTTCTGGTTCAATTTCACCATTATAGTAGTAATGTCGAATCACCGCCCAAGAATAATATACTTTATATACAGCTTTCCAATTTGTTGGTGGTTCATCAGTATATCCATGTACATGTGATCTTCTAGGATAGAAACGAAGTATATCTCTGCTAAAAGCATCATCATGAATCACAAAATCAAATTTACGCTCCATAATTATTCTCCCTATTTCTCATACTTCTCTTTTAATCTTGCAAGTTCTTCCAATTCTTTTTCTTTTAATTTAGCCTCTTCTTCTAAGCGTTTCTTTTCAAGATAAGGGGCCTTAAAAGCATCGTTCATTAAATCAACATTCTTTTTTAAAACTTTTCCATCTCCGTATGAACGTAATTGAGCAAAATAATCCTGAGCAATTTTTTGAGCTAAATTATAATCATCAGAATCGATATTAACACAAATTCTTGTTGTGTTTGGATCGTAATATTCTATTTTGTTGTAACGAAATTCATCTCCTGTATAACATTGATAATCCAATTCACAAGAAGAATATTGTGGAACACTTTTTATACCATTTTTCATTGAATTTCTTTTTGTAAAAACAATACAATATTCATATTTGAGAGAAATTGAAGATAAATCAATCTCATTTTCAAGGTTTTCTAATGGTTTAACATAGTAATTATCGTATTCACCATTCTTATTACATACACAACAATATTTATCTGCATCTTCCTTACTATTGAAGTAGCCATGTACACTCCAATCGCTATAACAGCCACTAAAAACTCCGTACACCATATAAGCATTCTCCTATACCATTTCAGGATGTTCACTAAACATCTCAAAGAATTTACTCTCATCGTTCTTATCAGAACACCACAGCTCCAACTCTTCACCATGTTCTCCTAGCAGCTTTGCAATCGCAATGTATTGCGTCAGCTTAGACTTGAGATTAAGTTTGTCTCCATATACCGATGTCAAGATCACATCTCCACTACACTTATCTACTGTTGACAGAAAGGCTTCTACATCTTTAATATTTTTGATTTTCATATAGTTATTCTCCTGTTTTATGAGTTTGGAATAGTGTTTAAAATCCTAATAAGCTTTCTCATTTCCAATTCTTTGTTAAACAATTCCTCTACTATTTTTCTCGTTGCATACTGTGTATTTTTATAAAGAATTTCGCAGGCATTTTTCTTATATTCTTCTAAATCCTAATCAGAAGATATATCTAACATATTTTCTGCCATAATATTATTCTCCTTCCATTTCAGATTCCACTTTCCAAACTCCAAAAAGTTGACGGCGCAATATTTCATATTCAAATAACTCTTCTATAATTTTTGCAGTTTCATATTGATTATTGTTCTTGAGAAGATTTAATGCGATTTCTTTATGTTTTTGTAAATCTGCTGACACTGGGAAATTACGCAACACTTTATTCATTGGTTTTTTTGAAACGAAGTCTTCTTTGGGCGAATATAAATATTTGATGAAATATTTTTGATTTTTAATCTGCTTAGTAGGAATGATTATATTAGGAAGTGCGTCACGTATTAATTTAAAATCATATACTTCTTCAGCAAGCGTTCCATCATTATTTATTTTACAGATTTCTATACTGTCAAGATCAATATTATGTTTTATAGGAACTATATATTTTTCTATAAAACTTTTAGTGCATGGTATTTTTAAACTATCGTTCATTAATATTTCCTTCCCAATGAAAGCACAGTTTACTCGTCTACAAAAACTAGCTTATCAATATATTCTCTATCCTCACCTTTAAAAATAGGAATATTTTTATCAATAATCCATTTTCCTCTACCAGACTCGTCTACTTCTTTAATACAGCAGCTACCTCTTTTCTGATAAACTGGGAAATCATTCCAATTAATACCTTTCTGAGTCATCAACATATCCTGAATTTGATTGCATGATTTATTCTGAAGTTCCTTATGTGAGAAATTGGCCTGTCCTACCATCTGAATAGAATTGCGAGTCGCGTCAAGTTGCCTCCAGTATACGAGATTAGTGACTTCTTCTTTTGGAATGTTGAAGCAACGAGCATCAAACATAGCTCCTTTATTGGCTGCTGAATATAATGTATGTTCGTATTGTTCATGTGTATCATCTTCTCTTTCAGAATTATATGTGCAATAATCTCCAACATTATTTCCAAAAAATTTATTGAACGCCATTGTTGCCATTGAAGCTGCGATGCTACACATTTTCTGCACTTCGTAATCAAACCAAGCATCGGATGTTAGTTTTTTATAATCTACAAGAATTAATGTAATCTCATCTGACTGAGTGTATCCTAAAACGCATCCCTGAATATTCTCACAAAGATATTTCATAGTATCTTGCATTGATTTAATTAAAATCTCATCAAATGGCTTCTGAAATTTTCTTGTAAACGTGTGAAACGCCTTTCCATCAATTCTAATAGCGACTGGGCAGCGCCGTATCAATCTCGTCTTTGGAACCTGCTCATAAAATGTTTTCATTCTAATACCTAAATCGTCATGTACTGGCATAATTAATCATCCTCCACTTATTCTCCATCTTTTATAAACTCAACTTCTCCATTACAGTTGCTGTGCATTTTCCAACCTTTCATAGCAACATGCGTCTGCTTATATCCATACTTCTTTTTCCACTTCTTGTTTATTCTCTTCTTTTTGTGTCTTCTACACTGAACAACTTTAAGTACCTGGATATCATACTTGTCTGGCATACTTGCCTCGTCTATTCCTAATACTTTATATAACTTGTCGGTATCCATAGGTTCTACCATATCAAATGTGCATGTATGATTTTCTTCTCGATCAATGAGATTACCATAGCGATCTACTGTATCCTTCTGATTAATTGTAAAATCTATGCTTTTAACATCATCAACTTGTCCAAGTTTTTCGTTTGTTTCATTATTGAAGAAATAAATTGATGTCTTATCTGGAAATTTAATTGGCATTGGCATCGTTCTCCTTTAAGTGTTTCTTCATAATTTCACATGCAAGTACACATGCTTTGTTAATTTTATCCATAATTTCGTCCTCTGATAGATCATGCCTGCTGATGTCTTAGGCCATAAAATCCAAATTGCCTCTTCTATCGTCATACAGTTTTCTCCATATCATAATGCTCTCTAATATAATCACAAAGTTCATTCATAGTGGAAATGATATGCTGATCATTTTTTAACTCAGGATGCAGCTCACAGTAGCAGGAATTTTCTGGACCATCCTGCCGAAACTTCTGTAGATTGAAACCAATCCATAATAATGGAATCTTTGTAAAATTGCGAGTTAATAATCGTGAAATGAATTTCATTGGTTTGCACCTCCTGATGTATTATTCTCTAATTTAATCTTCACACATTCTTCTTTTAACATTTTTTGCATAAATGTATCTCTTGTAAAATTAGCTTTCTTTTTGACTGCTAAATTTACTGTATCTACATTCCCAAGATGAAAACACTTTTCTTTCATTCTAGTTAATCCAACATAAATCAAATTAGAATTAAGCATAAACGTGTGTGATTGAGGTGTAAGTAAAATAACAACCTTAATTGAACTACCTTGTGATTTGTGAATTGTAATACAGTAACCAAGACCAACCATTTGCATATCATTTCGAGAGTATTTAACTTTAACACCATCAAAATCGATTAATAAATATTCCTTCGTGACTTCTTTAACAATTCCAGTCTCGCCATTTGCAATAAATGTTTCTTCATCTGAGCAAAAATCATCATCAATATATAATTGTGCATGATAATTATTGACATTCTGAATTACAAGATCGCCTTTGTAATAAACAACATCTCCGATCTTCATAAAATCATCGCTGCCATAATTCTGATTTGCCACTTTTTGAATAGCATTATTGATTGCCAATGAACCGATATCGCCCTTTTTATATGCGGTTAGCACTTGAATGTCTTCTGTTTTATATCCTTGTGAAAGCAATTTACTATATAGCGCAACAGCATTTTTTACCATTATATCGCTGCTGATATTCACAAAAGCATAATCTTTATTAGTGCCAAACCAAGTGAACTGATTATGAATATTATTTAAATATGGTTTACAAAAGCGAACATCTGTAGCCACTTTCATTAAACCACCTTCTCCATAACGAAACACTTTTGTTAACGTAACTGTAGGTATAATATGTGACTCCATAAAATCATGTAAGATATTTCCGCATGAAACTGATGGCAGCTGTGCGTTGTCTCCAATCATTAATAATTTTGTTCTACTAAAGTCAATTGCATCTAATATCCTTTTAAATAAGAAAATGTCTGTCATGGAGAATTCATCAATTACAAGAACATCACAATCAAGAGTATGTTCTTCATTAAATTCCCATATATCAGGCGGCTTATAACCAAGTCCTCTATGTATTGTTGTTGCTATTTCATTTGTATAATCTGATAATACTTTTGCTGCTTTCCCAGTTGGAGAAAATAATTTAAATGATTTATCATTATCCTTTAACATATTTATAACCGCTTGAGTACAGAAAGACTTACCTGTACCACCAGCGCCATTAAGGATGCATATATTATATCTGCAAATATTTTTTACAATTTCTAGCTGTTCATCTGAAAGCTCGCATCCATTCACAAGATGATACTTTTTATAATCAAACTCCCATTTATTACGTGTATTAACAAGCCCTGCTATTATATTTTTTGCTATATACCTTTCAATCTCATAAGTAGATTTTAGTGAAACCACCATAGAATCTTTATTATAATAAATACTTTCATGTTTTATACATTCTACAAAATGATCTGCACATGCAGGAACTAATTTAATACATTGATTTCTTAATTCATTTATAGTCATTAGTGTATGGCCATCATCTTCATTTTTTTCAAGAAGATATAACATGCATGACAAACACCTATGTTTACTTGTTTTTAAATCAGTATCAAATTCAATAATAGCCTTGCCATCTTTTGATGTTTTCTCAAGTTCTAAAAGAATCCCATCGGCAGTTGTGAATCCAACTCTGGCTAATCCACATAGACATTTATAAGGATCTTCTCTAAGTTTTTTCTTTATCATATTAATAGAGGTATATTTCTCATATAATTTTTTCAGCATTGAAAGGCTTAATAACCCTTGAAATTCAACTACCAATTCTGCAAGACAAAAATTTTCAATAATTTTATCTTTTATAATATTGAATGTATATTCTTTAATACCATATAATTTATTTAAATCAATATCATCAAGCCGATTATTCATTACCCTATCAACAATATCTGGATATACCTCATATAAAGTTTTAGCCTGTTTTGGCGTAAGTATTTCTTGTAAAAATGCATACATGTCCGAAGCTGATTGTGGCCTGTCTCTCCTAATATTAAGAACTTTATAGCTGTATCCATATTTTGTATTTTGTTCTATAGCTTTGATTTCATATTCAATTCCAGTACCGAGTTCATACATTTCTCCACAAATTGTAGCACTTCCATATTTAGTAAATTTAATGTCAGGGTAGATGTTTTTATTAACATCTACCGCATAGATTTTATAATCACCACCATCATAAGTTTTCCTTATAATCTTTCCTTTAAACAGAATTTCTTTTTCATTTTTATTTCTCAACTTTTTATCACCTCATATTCGGTCAAGATATCTTCTGTTTCATCTGTGACTCTCCATTCGCCATCAATAAACTTCTTTTTAAAATCTGGTGTAAATTCTCTTATTTTTAATACAGAATATAAGCCAAATGGATTTTCCTTAAATATTTTACTTTGTTTAATCCTTGAATGAATTTCTTCACCTGTTCTAATTTTCCTTGCTGTAAAATAAGGTTTGGTCGTATCTTTATAAGTTTTATAGTCAACAATAATATAATAATCATTTCCTACTTTTTCATTTGTATATACAACCATTTCAAGATGTTCTTTTTCAAACTTAACCATCTCAATAATACCCATTTCTTTATTCTCTAAATTCTTACATAATTCTGTTACTAATCCAATGTTGTCAATTCCTTTGAATAAAGAAGCCGTTTCTTTTTCTGAATATTTTTTTGCAATGAATTCAGTAATCCCAAGGGAGTCTAGTTTAGATTTATTGATCTGTTTACAAGATGAAAACTTATCATAGATACTTATAACATTAAGAAGATATTTATTTTTCCCAAACTCTGAAAAGAAATTAAGACCTGTTAGAATTTCTAACTGTCTAGTATTAACAGATGTTTTATTTTTAATATCAGCAAGTAACTCGACAAACGTATTATATTTATTATCTTTTAACGCATATAACTCATCTGCGATAATACTATTACAATATTTAATAGATGCAATACCTTGATATATTTTGTTATTCTCTTTATCAAACTCATATTCTGCCCTTGATTTTCGGAATTTAATTGGTTCGATAGAATATCCTTTGGTTATTGCATACTCTTTAATATTCAATGATTTTTCTTTATCTGAAACATAAATATTTAGAGCTGATGTTATTGTTTCTAATGGATAATAATGTCTTAAATATGCACATGCAAACCCCAAGAATGTATATGGATCAGCATGGTTTTTCGAAAAAAGATAATCGCTTGCATCTATAATAACCTGTAAAAAATTACCAATGAGTTGTTCTGCTTCATCTTTTTCAACATTATATTCTTCCTTCATAGTTTGAACAAAGCCTTTTATGTAATGTGTTTTGTTATCTGATAAATATCCGCCATCTTTAATAATTGGAATATCTGTTTCTGTACCTGTTTTTTTGCTAAAATGTCTTCTAACAACATCTGCTTCACCCATTGTAAAACCACAGAATTTATGTAAAAATTCAATAATTTGCTCCTGATATACCAAATAACCTAATGTTGGTGCTAAAAATTCATTTAGCGCTGGATGCCCATTATCTCTATAAATTCCTTGAGATAGTTCTGTTCGATATGATTCACCTGCCGGTCTAATAGCACCATTAGCCATACTCATCAAGTCAATATATGAGAAATTAGGGTTCTTCTTTTTAATATTTTTAATTGTGGATTCTCGAAGAATATCTCTAAGATATGAACCAGCAAAATCTGATTCAAACTGAAAAATAAGAGTAGTATCTTTTGAAATGTCATCCCAAACAGCTTTATCATTAAAATCCATATTATCAGGTGTTAAAAATGGAATACCTGCTGCTTTACATGTTTTATCAATAAGTCCTACAGCATCTAAGCCAAGCACATCAAGTTTGACATAGTTTAGAGAATCAATCTCTTTCATATTTATCTGTGATACAGGTTTATCATCCGAAGAAATATATAATGTTCCAAAAGCTTTATCTACTTCATGTGGTGAAACAACAAGACCTGCAGCGTGTCTTCCAAGGGAAGTAATTGTACCAGTAACTATATCAACATATTCAAATAACAATTTATATTTTTCTCGTACTTTATCTGCTACAAATTCCTTTTTCTTTTCGTCTTCTTGTACCTGATTACAAATATCTTGTGTTTCTTGTGGAGTCATTCCTAATGCTCTTCCAACATCTTTAATAGCACCACGCATTTTGATTGTATTAAATGTAACAATATTACAACAATACAAGCCTTCTTTTTCAAAAAGATATTTTCTTACTTTCCATCTATCTTCGCTAAACCAATCAGAATCAACATCTGCAAGACTAACTCTTTCCTTGTTCATGAAACGCTCAAAGTTTAGATTATATTTAATACTATCAACATCAGTAATGCCTAATAAATAAGCAATAATACTTCCAGAAACAGAGCCTCTTGAATATCCATAATGTACGCCTTGCTTTCTTAATTCACGTTTATAGTCTTCTTCAAGCAACATAAAATCAATAGCATCATTATGTTTGTACGTTTCAAGCTCATATGTAATTTTATCTTTATATTTCTGAAAATTTGGATATTTATTTACACCACGTTGTTTTATTCCTTCAAGAATTTTTTGTTTGAACACCGCCATAGAATCGCTATACAACTTAGGATATTTTTTTGTATAATCCAACTTAAATTCTTCAATTCTATCAGCCATTACATTCGTATTCTCAATTGCTGTCAAATAAATATCTTTTGCCAAAGCACCCTGTTTTTCATAAGCAGCAACTAATTCGTCATAAGTTTTAAAGGTTAAATCCCAATTACTTTCAATATCAAATTTAACTTCTTTAGATTTTTGCATGATAGCTCTACCACGTAAATGATCTTCATTTAATGCATGAGTATCTGTGCCAGCAATTAATGGAATGCCATGTTTTTTTGAAATCATATCCAAATACTGATTATATTTAATCTGTATATCGTCATTATGATGCTGTATTTCAAGATAACACCTATCTTTATTTTTTATAAGAAACTTCAAAAATGATTCTTGAATTTCCGGTGTTCCACTTGCTAAAATACCACCAATACACGCCGTACATACGATAATGTTATCAGATGTAGAAATTAATTCATCAAATGAAATTCGTGGGTTGTAATAAAAATGACCATCTCTTCGGAATGCTCTTGATGATAATTCATTTAACTCAACTACTCCATCGTAATTTTTTGCAATTAAAACCACATGATAATTATCTCTTTTTTGAGTTTTATTACTTTCAATATATTCTTCTATTTCAGCTTGCGATTCTTTTGGATCACATCCAAGTAGTGACTCATATAATTCATCAGGAATCTCTGGATCAAAATATAATTTTTCTGTTACATAAAATTCTTCACCATGGATATATTTCATTCCGGCAGCTTCAATCTTAGTCTTTTTATGAACCCACTCAAGTATTGATCCATGTTCTGCGAAACCCATAGCTTTCATACCACAATTTTTTGCAGCTTCAATATATTCATGATACTTTGTCACACTGTCTATATTTGTTACACCATTTGATAAATCACTATGCAAATGATATATTGTATAATTTTTGCTTGCGATTGTTCTCACCTCTTTTATAATTGATCTAACCAGGATAAATCTTCATCTTCTACAACATTATTCTCAGTTGTCAGCTCTTTGTCATCTGTATTCATCCCCATACCATCAAAAAAATTGCCGCCATTTTTCTTAGCTTCTAATTTATCTAAATACAATTTATATGGTTTATGTAAATTAGGAGAATACGCACACAATGTTGAAAAATAATAACTTTGTTTTTCTACTTGTTCTGGAGTATCATAAAATATTTTTTCATCATGAGACATATAGTATCTTTTTTCTTTATCTTCAATTTCATCAATCGTATTTACGATATCAGTTACCCATCTATCAATTAGATCCTGCGTTAAATCAACATACACTGTACAATCATGAAACACAAAATTAGACTGTACATCTTCTGGAAGACTACTAATATCATTTGTCTGAACTAAAGCATCAAGATATTCTATTAACTGATCTTCATATCCATATTTCTTTAACCACATTTTGGCACTTGTTTGTAACTTTGATCCAATTTCACATCTTTCTATTTCTCTTGTTGTCCATTTACCATTAGCCTGTTTACAATCAACTTTTACATATTTTAAAAAGTTCCAACATATCTTTATATTTTCAAATGGAATCCCCATCTGATGCAATCCAATTGCATATACTACTAGCTGCCCACATTCATTAAGTGCTTTTTCACCTTTATATATTGAACTGGTTTTCCAATCTAAAATGTTGTAAACACCATCTTCGTCCTTATAACAAGCATCTATATAACCCTGGAATACATTTTTGCCAATTAACACCGTAATAAATTGTTCAATTTGTAATTTATATGGAATTTTAATATGATGATTAAAGAAATGTTTGAGATTTTTATAATACTTATCAGAAATCTTTTTGTTCTTTTCAGAATCGTTTCTATCAAATTTTAATTCTGCAATACCAGCCGTCATCCACACATCTTCGAAATCTACATCCATATTTTCATATGCTATTTTGCCAGTATATAGCTTTTCCATAATATCATGTGCCATTCCACCCGTTGTTGTATAAATACAATCCTGTCTATCTTCTGGTTTTTTTGCTATATATTTTAAGTAGTATTCATATGGACTGTTATGATATGAATTAAATCTGCTCCAACTCCATAATTGATCTACATTATATTTCTTTTTTACTTTTTCTAGTTCTTCTTTAGTTTTTCTGCCCATCAAACACCAACCTATCTTAAACTTTTTATATATTTTTTATGTTCCAATTCATCATAAACAATCCGATATTCAAATAAATATTTATATATCTTATTTGCTGCATCTGCCGGACTGTCTTTCTTTCCTAGTAAATCATATTTATCCCATATATAAGATACTTTTCTAATACCATAAAACTTTTCACAACAATGTCTTACATGTTCAATTTCTATATCTTTATCAAATGCAATAATAATTTCGCAATTTAGACCAATAAGTATTTTTGCTTGCTCATCAGAAATTTCATGTCCACTAACAGCAACACCTGTGCTATCATTTAAACTATCCCGTTTAAGAACTGATTTTTCTGCTTCAAAAACAACAACATATCCTTTTTCTTGTATTGTTTTTTTATTTTCCCATAATCCATACAAATTCATTTGTTTAGGATATCCAGGCGTTATAAAATATTTCTTGATGTCAAAAAGTTCATAATTTTCAATTGACGTCCTCATATTAAAACCAAGCAATTCGCCTGTTAACCAATATCTTAATGGGAATACATTGCGTTTATATCTATAACTATATGCCAAACCAAACTTTTTAATGGTCCATGGCATTATCCCTTCTCTATATAAATCAATATGAATATATGGTACAAAATCGTGTAATTCATTTTCGTCTAATATATTAAAATCAAGAACATTTTGACGCTTCTTTCTTGCTTTGATTTTTTTAAATATATATAATGGATCAATTACTTCTTTCTTTTCTTCTTTTTTAAAAGTAAGGGGAAGCCCTAAGATTTTATGTAGATATTTAACCGTATCAAAAAAAGTAAAACTCTTATCATTGATACTTTTGTTATATTGTACAAGAGTAAGCAAATCAGAATTATCATCAAAATATTTTTCTCTGGTATAATTCACGCAATTTAAATATTCATTATTTTTTATATTTATGGCTGTTTTATTGTCGCCATTACAATTAGAACAACTATAATATTCTTTAGATGGGTGATATAGTATATGACCGCACCCAATCTCATTTAATATAAATTCAATTTTACCTTTTTGGAAAATATATTTTTTTAATTCCAAAACGGTCATATAACTTTCACCACCTTAAAAATCGACAGGAACATTTGTAATGCCAATTTCTTTCATGATATTTCGAGACATGTCATGTTCGAATACCACCTGGTATCTATTAGCAGATCCTTCTCTGTTTTTTATAATAAACGCAATTTGATAATGTTTATCCTTGTCTAATTTAACTGGAATTTTTGTTTTACCATTTTTCCCTTCAAGCCTGTATACTTTTAATTCTCTTCTTTCGCCTGTGTATTCATCATCATATAAATCACGAATCATGATACAAGTTGAAGCAGGATCAATAATATTTTTTGACATACCAATATTATCCTGTGTGTAATATCTTTGTTTTACACTACCTTTTGCTAACTGAAATGTAATCAAGATATGTAAATTTTTAGATTCTGGTTTTATAACATCATTGATTTCAACCATATTCTGCTGCATTTCAAGCCATGATTTATCGCTTACATCGCCAGCATCCATTTTGAATGTATCAAGAATAAAATACTTTACACCCATACTCGAATATTTTTTAATAATCTTGATAGCATTTTTAGTTTTATATTGTTTAAATGGCACCACAGTAATAATATGATTTTGGGTCTGTTCTTTAATCCAATCAGCAGCTTTATAAAGCAATGCCTTAGTATTATCCTGGTAATGGCCATCTCTAACAATATGTTTCTGTAAGTCTTCCTTTATGATATTATTTGCAACAAATATAAGAAGTTCTCTTTGCCATTTCTTTAAATTATCCTCATTGATCATTGCCACAACACGTTCTTGTTCTTTTATTGCTGTTGGTATCGTGGCATTTCTGGCAAATGTAGACTTTCCGACATTACTTAAACCACCAACCAGTGTGATAGATCCTAAATACTGCCCACCTGTTTCCTTGGTTATCATATCCATGTTATGATATGGAAGACCAATTGCCAGACCTTCATCAAGTTCTTCAATTAGATTGTAAATTCCATCGCAAATATCATAACTTTTAACATCGCAATCAATGTTTACAAATATATCATTAATAAATGCTTCCCACTCATTATAGATTTCCTCTGCTGTCATATCACAGTAATCACTTAATCTATCTTTTACAGGACACCCACGTTTTGCAAGTTTTATTACTCCATTCCATTTTCGTAATTCCTGGATATAGCCATACAAATTATCTGTATTAACATAAGCACCAGCATTTACAATTGTGTCATATCCACCATACTCTTCATACTTGCTTCTTAATTTAGGATGTTTTTCAAGATATAAGCCCACCGTAATATCATCAAGTACATTTTTCTTTTCAATCTTTACGATATCATTTGCGATAGTCCAATATACACGCCATATATTATTATGAAACTCTTCCAATGTAAGATTAGTCTCAAAAATAGAATCTGGATTTTTATATAAAATGCTTACTACATTAGCCTCACATGCTTCCTTGTATTCATTTATTTTCTTTATTGTCTCAACTAACTCTTGTTCAAACGGAGTTAGTTTATTACCCTTTGTAGTATTTTTTGCTGTTGCTATTGTGTCCACCGCCTTACCACAGTTCATTTAATCGTTTATTTTTTACTTCTTCAGTCTTTTTCTGGTATGTACCACCATCATGAGAAAGAATATCTGTATCTAAAGACTGAATATTTTCTTCAACCTTTTGGGTCTTTTGAACTCTCATATACACATCATTTATATTGTTTTCTACTATTTTGCAGATATAATTAAATTTCTGCTGTTCATTTTTAAATTCCTTACTACTAATGGCATTCATAATTTGGGGTTTGCAAATTTGAAAAGTAAAAAGAATAATTTGATATGAATAATCAGCTTTATCTTCAATTTTTTTATTCTCTAAATATTTCCCTTTTGTCAATCCCTTTAGCCTCAATACGAAGCTAGAAGGGATTGACTGAGAATCATCATAAAAGAGTATTTCTTTTTTTACATATTGGTATAATTCATCCAATTGTTTTTTTTCAATACTCGTCATTCTCAATTCAATCCCCCCAGACATTTATGAAATAAGTGCTAATACTGATTCGGCATCTTCAATTTTGCTAATTGTTGTTGGATTTTCGTATCCAAGTTCTTTTGTTTTGGCAATGATAGGCTTAATTTTATCCATATCAGACTTGTTAGCTTTAATATAATCGGTAATCTGCATAATTATATCTTCAAGCTTTTTAGACTCTTTTTTAGCTCTTTCAACTTCTGCAACTTCTTTTAACTTTTTTGCCTCTTCGGCTTCCTGTTCAGCCTTTGACTGTTCAATTGTTTTGCCAGATTTTGACTGTTCAGCTTTAATTGCGTCTGTTAAAGCCTTGATAAACTGATCTGCATCTAAATCAATTTCAGGAATGATATTGGCAAAACGTGAACCACTATCTACGCAAAAATTATCGTCTCTAAACTTAATCTTTCTTGACTCACTTTTTACTTTATTAACCTGTTCCTCTTTGTTGGTAACAATATTTTTCTTTCCAGTCTTTTCTTTAATAATCTGCCTATCAATATATGCAAGCCCTAAGAAATGAAGATTTTTCTTAAGTGCATTAAAATAATTCTGCTGCTGATCAGATGTAAGAATCTGATATGTCTCACCTGATACTGGATCAGAAATATCCTTGGTTTTAATATGACCAATAATAATTGTTGAAACACCGACATTTCTTAATTCAGCAATTTTATTGAACATAATCTCAATAGCTTTTTTCTCACCTTTTCCAAAACCGCCCCATGCAGCGTTAATAGAATTAGTTCTCTTATCTGGATTCTCTCTATTCCATAATCTTTTAGATTCTTCCTCTGCAAGAGTAATCAGCTGATCGTATGTGTCTACAATAACAACCTTTAAATTAGGATAATCTGTTGTTTTGTTTTCAATGATGTCATCGCATACATCTTCAAAACCTGCACTATTTGAAAATTCATCATAATCCATCTGCCATTCTGGACAGTTTACATATGAGATATTCTCAATTGCATCAGCACCACGTTCCTGACCGCATTCTAAAAACATATATCCATCATCACCAGCAAGTTTCTCACAAACCTCTTTAATAAGAGTTGTTTTACCAACTTTACTTTCACCAAGAAGACAAATATTATATGATAATGGATCTAACTTTACATGATTTTTCTTTCCGTATGCCATTTTATAAACTCCTTTATTTTATCTTTATTATTTTGAGGTCGCAAAATGCGACCCCCTAATGTTATTCTATTGTTATAATTTTTACAGATTGTTTAACCAATCATTATCATCATTTGCTTTAGCTGCTACTTCTTCTTCAGATTCTGCAAATGGCAATGTATCGGATTCTGTATCGTCTGCATTATTATCTGTTTCATACATAAAATCAAGAATCAAATCATCTTCATCATACTTCTGCTCAAATTTCTGAATAACAGGCGTCTTATTACCTTCTTTATCTTCGACCATTTTAATAGAAGGCTTTCTAATAACCATTCTCTTTTCACGTCCAGAACTTACAGTACACTTAGCAAGCGCTTCTTCAAGCGTATATACGTTAATTGCAATAAGTGCTTTAATATCATCTGGGATATCATCTTCTGTAGCAGTAACCAGTGCGCCACCTTCAATAAGGTCTCCTTCAAAAGTAACTTCGGCAACACCTTTCTTCACTTTAAATACCTTTTCCACTACCTTCTGCGCAATTTCAGGCTTAGATAAATCTAATTCAAACTCAAATGTTTTATCATAAGGAATATTAGTTCTAACTTCTTTCCCTTTGTATTCTTTAACATAATCAAGAACCTTCGCATAAATCTGAAGAATGCCTGTAGTTTTATCAACTTTTCCAAGACTATCTTTTGTTAAAAGCATTGTCTGTGTAAATCTTGCACTGTATTTACTAGAATCATCAACCTTGGAAAGTACAATACTATTAATTTCCTTCTTGACCTGCACATTGTCGTTATATGTAGAGTATTTTAAACTACCTTTTACGTTTACAACCATTCCGTCTTCCAGATTTGCATTAATATATGCAATCATGTCATATGGTGTAAGGAATTTCTTATAATAAACCTTACCACCCTTATCTCTTTCAAGGCCAACTGTTAAGAAACAAAGATCTCCGACTGATTCAAGAATTGTTTCATCAAATCTATCATCCCAATCAATTGTAAATCTATTATCAAAATCATCTCTACCGTCTTCATCTTTTCCATGAACATAAATAACATTATCTCTTTCTGCGCCATAGCCACCCATGAGTTCTGCATATACAGTTCCACAAGTTTCACCGCAGTACACACCGAGATTTAAACTGTTATAAATCCAATCTGATTTATCAGATTTTTCATCTAACTTATATGTATAGTCATTGATTTTTGCTTCACCAATGAGTACAAATGAATTAGACCAGCTCTTTTTCTCTAATACCTTTTTTTCTTTCTTTGCCATTTAAAATGACCTCCTAATATAATAATTTTTATTAATAACCAATTTATCTAAACGCCTTCTCAGGCGGAACACAGAAAGTAAATCTATAAGATAAACGTCTATGTTAAACAGTGGTTTTTGAGTATAAGAACCCAAGGGTATGCTGTTCTTCCACCCATACAAATGTTTTCCTCATTTATTCTCTTGTTTTGTCTCGATTTTTATATAATTTTCGAGATATCTTGTTTTGGAATTTGTTAGCTGAATCGCTAAGACTAATTATTCAAGAAATTTCTAATGTCATTCATCATCTGTTCTGACTCATCAAGATAATATCTGTGAGTATCTTCACCATCATAATATTCAAAATACGGAATTGGCTGCTCATCTTCATCACACATCCATCCAAGTTCTGAATACGCATCAAAATATACTGACACATGTTTTCCATTATAATCAATTACAAATCTGATAATCGCACCTGCAAATGGTGGAATAATTTTTACATCTCATTCTCTATCAAAGTAAAAAGCAGGAAGTTTATGACTCCAACCTTTAAAATCATGCATCTGTTCTACCTTTGATAACGTTAGTGACTTATTTACCTCTTCTTATAATTCCATTTATTCTTCCTCCTCGATGTTTTCTTCTTTAATAGCAACTGACCGCCACGAATCTTCTCTCCAACCTTGATAATTGTCATCTAAATATCTTTCTGCTTCTCCTCTGGTTGAAAATATTTTAATGGTATCTCCATACTGAACATCACCCCATGCTCCATAAGCAACTATTTTAACAACTCTATACATTTTCATAAGAGCCTCCAACTATATATTCTCTCTTATTTCCTATATAAAACATTAAAAGTTTCAATAATCTGTCTTCTAATTTCATGCACACTTTTTGCTTTAACTACAAGAACAATTGAATTATGATAAAAATCAGAAGCATTTACTTCATCGTAAAATTTTTCAATCATTTCTTGAGTTGGTTTTGGCTCAAAACCTAAAGATAAAATTCTTCTTACCATTGTTGTTAGTGGTTCATATTGCACCAAAAACATATTATTCATAACTATATATTCTCCAATCTACACCAAGAAATGCTGCTTTCTTTAATTTAGTATCTTTTTGGATACCAAGGATTAAACAATTCATCATAAAGGTCGTTTAATTTATTCTCTTTTTGAGAAAACAAATAATAAACTTTTCCAATATATGTAGAAATTCGTAGTGCCAAATAGAAAACTCCAAATAAAACTATAAGAGCTATTGCGACACCAATACAAAATACAATAACTGCACCGACTAAACCAAATAACAATGTCAACACCTCGCGATTACTGCATATTTACAATTGGAGTAGCACTACCCTGAACCTGTGGGACTTCACCTTTCCATTTCTCAATCTTCTGCTTTTCAATTAGTTCAGGAGTAAGAGATGCCGCAATCTTAGCATTAGCAGCTGCTTCTGCCTCAGATTTAATTCTCATAGCTTCAGCTTCACCTTCTGCCTGAATCTTCTTCTGTTCTGCAACAATAGAAGCCTTTTCTTTTTCCTGTTCTGCTGCAATAAGAGCAACTTACTTATCCTTATCAGCCTGTACCTTCGCTGTCTTTGCTTCGATGTTCGCAAGCTCAAGCTCCTGCTGCGCGGTTACTTTCTTCTGGATTGCTGCAGATGTTTCAGAGTCTGTGGAAATATTGGTAAAGTTTACTGTGTCAATGATAATTCCATAAGGTTCAAATTTCTGTTTTAAATATACATCAAGTGCTTCATTCAGTTCCTGGCGCTTATCACCGAATACATCAGTTACAGGATACTTAGCAGTTACTTCCTGTGTCCATGCTCTCATCTTTGGTTTAATAAATGTATCTTTAATAGACTTTCCAGGCTGTCCTTTAAACATAATAAATGTATCTGCAATCTTTGTCTGATCAAACTTATATGAAAATTCAAGATCAACTTTTAACGACTTACCATCAGATGTTGGAGTGGAAAAACTTTCGTCTGCTGGGGAATCCCCTTTTTCTTCTGATGTAAGATAAGACTGTTCAATACCAATAGAATATGTAGTTACTTTTTTTGTTGGAGCCACAAAATGCCATCCCTGTGTGATAACTTCTCCATCAACCCCGCCGTTCATGCTGTTGTACACGATTCCCACATATCCAGCTGGAATTTTCTCTGTACACTTAATTCCTACAAACAGACCACCAGCAATTAATACCGCTAAACCTACTCCGCCAATTAAACCTTTACTCATTCTCTTTATTCTCCTCTTTCTTTTCTTTTTCGTTACCTTTAAGTGCTTTTTTAACATCATTCCAAAGAAGTTCTAAAATTGCACCTACAGGTTTAAAAATTGCTGCCAACAGAAACCATAATATGATTGCTGCCACAATAACTAAAGGAAACATAATTGGATTCATTTATTTCTTCTCCTTTTTTACAGAACTACTCTTATTACCAATTCTCTTAACATTGTCCATTAGTTTCAGATTGTCATTAATCATAAGGGCCAGCGCCTGATCCTCAGTAAATCCAACATTCAGATAGGCATCATACATATTCTTCTTAACCTTTGCTACAATTGCAGGATACTCAGTATTTTCGGAATAATCCTTATATACATTGGCAAATTCCTGTGCCACTCCATAAGCTACTGGCTTATACTTCTCAACATAAGTCTTTCCAATCTCTAATAATGCCTCTGGATTTTCTAGTAACTTTGCTAATAATTCTTCCATAATTATTTATTCTCCTTCTTGTCTTTATTCTTCTCGTTCTTCTTTGTATCTTTCTTGGCTGCCATTTTCTCCTTAGCAAGTTCATTATTAAGCTTTGCCATAATGCTTCCCATCTTACCAATTGACTTACATGTGATTCCCATACTTTTGTCCTCTTTTCTTTTTATTTTTTATAATACCTGTACAATCTGCTCGTACAGAATCATATCTTTATCATTGATTGCTCTATTAACATGCATATGTCCCATGAACCAATACTTATATTCGGTTTCTGCTCTAATATTCTCCAGATACTTCGTAAGAATATCCTGTTCATACAAGCCTTGTCCTAATAAAGCGATAACTGACGCAGGTGGACTATGAGTGATAATATAATCTACTACATTATTATTCTCTTTTAATTTGTCCAATCCATATTGCATTTCCTGACCAGTTGGAAGTTCTTCTTCCCACCAAGTCAGATCTTTTACACGGTACATCCATTTACCACTTGCTTCCAATTCCTTGGCTTGTTCTCGCCAATCCTCATCGTTATAATTAAGAATACCATCTGAAATATCGTGCGAACTTGCACCACCGAATGTAAAGAATTTTTTACCCTGAATATTGAAAACCTCACCACGCATCATATGTAGAACATGTGGTCTAATTTCGTGAACCATACCACCATGCCATTCTTTTACTGGATATGTAGCCATTCTTTTATGATTCTCATGGTTCCCATCTACGAATAAGGTTGTAAATGGTTTATCTTCTAACCAGTCTAACCAATAATGCTCTGATTTTCTTTCACAATCACGCTGCCATACAAGACCAAAATCACCACAGATGATTACAAAATTTTCATCCTTGTTTCCGCTAAAATCTTTTTGTTCATAGAAACAATCTTTACTGAACCTGCTTACATCCGCATGGCAATCGCCTGTTACAAATACACTCAATATTTATCACTCCTTTTTATTTTTATTACTTCCTCATCTTGGACTCGAACCAAGTTTTACAGAGTGAGCTGCCGTGCTTCCTATTACACCAATGAGAAACCATAAACGTTTTATTAAGTGGCTCTGTTGCTTAAGTCTGCGCATCAACCAAGCAATAACAATCCGATGGGAAATTTGTTTTTAAAGTTTTACATCCTCTTGCCACCGTTCTGCGACTTTCCACATCACAGATGAATCAGAGCCGACGGCGAATACCGGATTTGAACCGATACTTCTGAGATCAAACCTCAGTGTACTACCTGATTATACTAATTCGCTAGATGTGACTGATTTCTCAGCCACTTATTTATTCTTTTATTCCTTCTGAAGATTTACTAATGCTTCATTATAATATCCAATCTGATCCATCATTTCACGTAAATGTTCAATAAACATTTCATAAGACTTTGCATAAGCAGGATATGTCTCGATCCACTGCAAAGACTCTTTGATACTTTCGCATTCCTGAATTTTTAACAGCGTATCTTTATCATCTTTATAGATATTCTCTAGTTCTTTCATAATCTCATCTGCACTTAATCCTTTTAACATTTCTACTTCATTTTCAGTCAACTTTCTCATATTGTCTTTCCTCTCTTATTCTTTATTTTTATTCCATTTAACTACAACCAGTCTTACAATTGCGCCACCCCATGCAATAAACCAAATCACTGGACCAGCAAAACAGAACTTCAAGAAATTCCATCCGATTATTCCCCATGTTAATGCTCCTGATCCGTATGCAGCATAGCAGTCAAGAATTGGTTTAATTAACATCAGCCATCCACCTACATACAAACCAATAAGAAATCCTAAAACTAAAATTACATCTCCAATTTTATTTCTCATCTTTATCATCTTCTCCTAATTTTTCTACTTTCTTATACAGAAAGTGCCATGTATATAATAGTACATCACTTATAATAATAGACGTCAGAAACACTGTCATATTATCATCAATGCAAATCATATAATATTCTGCAAAGAAAATAATAATCATTATTGTAGCCTGTACTACACCAGCAGCAATAATATACAATAGCTGTTTAGTTTTATTATTTAATTCCATCTAAACTTACTCTCCTGTTCCACGCCTCAATTGCTTTATTAATAGCATCCTCTTCACTAATTATATTATTGATATTCCAAGTGCTACTTGTACAACCTCTTGCGTGGCATCTATTACATCTAATAGAATATGTTCCTTTACGATTATCTATCTTTAACTTATCACTACCACAAAATGGACACGGTTTTAATGTCTGTTTCATATATTTATTCTCCGTCTATGTCACCTCCACATTTATATTCTCTAAATTATTTTCCACCAATAGTCATAAACTTTTTTATAAAAACAACCTCTATGTATTATGGTTTTATCTTTTCTCACAGCACGATTTGCCATCTTTTTATAATACCCAGCTAAATTTCCATGTCCACTTTTAGAAAGCCAGCATCTCTTATATCGTGCGATTTCGCCTAACGTATATGAGCCATTTTGGAAATTCCATTTTTCTGAAGGTTTACCATTTCGATTAACTGGGTATACAGGTGAAGGATACCTCTTAAGATTATCAGCAAGAAATTTTAGATGTGTCTTATATTTATTCTCTGAATTTCTCCGATCACGAGACTTTTTCTTCTTATAATCGGTGGCTGTGAGTCTAATTTTTCTGGATGAAAGATGGGTTTCATCGTATAGATTTTCACGACTATATTCAGAGCATCTTCCAAACCATTTAACTTTACCACCAACTTTATCGCACCAAACAAACTCTTCCGATTTATTGGCTCTATCTTCGTCTGGATATTTCCCATATACCTCTTTATACATTTCTATTCTTAATGTAAAATCTTCAATTCCATAAGGCCAATCTCTGCATCTCATCAATTACCTCTTAATTTCCTGCCGCAATAAGGACAATACAAAATATACTCTCGTTGATGAACAAATCCATCATCGTACTCATCCCATTCAGATGTTTCAATGTCTAAATAATATTCATTCGTTAATGGATCAACATATATCTGATTGTCAGGTGAGTTATAATCACAACAGTTACACATAATTATTCTCCATCTTTTTTATTTTCTGTGGTACTCTGACTGCAAAATCCATCAACAAAAATTTTAAAATTGGTATATAAATCCTCAATCGAATCAGCTACCATACTTGTACAAGGATTGCTCATGAATAAACTATACTGCTTGTTCTTATCTAATCCATTAGCGTCCATATATTTTGAAAATGCATCCAAACATGTTCTTAGATAATTACACGCTGAAGCATATGTTTCAAACATATATGCTGTTTCTACTCCAAGCATATATTCTTTTTTCTGCTTGTCATATGTAATATCTATATCATTCATGGTATACATATTGGCTTCGTGACCAGATAAATCATCCCAGCTTGTTATTCCCCAAATGAATTTCCAATCATCTGTTTCTATACAACAATCTTCATATTTTTTATCCATTGCTTCATTATATTTTTCTTCTTTTTTATATGCTCTCTCAGTGCGCCAATAATCAATTTGCTTGAATGGAAAAAGTTTAACGATTTTACCATAGTATATATTTGATAATGAATTACATTTGCCAATTGGATAACCAGATTCATCTTTCTCCCAACTGTCCATACAAGCATAATCATGATTTTTGTTAAGTTTTCTATATTTGCAAAAAATACAACTATATTTTTTTAATAGTTTCATAAATTTCTCCTAGTTCATCAACCTAATCTCTCGAAAATCGTCATCAGCTTTTACACCATTGATATAAGCATACCAGCCTCTAAGACCTTCTTTCTTAGAGATTGGATATTTATGCTTAATGTTCATAACAACTTCATAATCATCTGGATAATTTTCGAGTATTGCCTTTAATTCTCCAACTGAAATGCTACTCATACAGTTACCTCGCTCGATCACATTCATTGAAATCTAATAGCATCTGATATTTATATTCTCCAAATCTTTTCTTCCAACGTTTATTTGCTTCATCACTTGTCCAATTAAACGGCATCATATGATAATTGATAAGAAAACAACAATCTAATAACATATCGTCTGTCCATACAAGAGGTTTTACCATTTGAGAAAGAATAAAATACGATCCTGTACTAGAATGTCCGTAGTAGTGGGCAATACCGTTTTCATCAAATGTCTGAACCATGATTTTGCCAAAATCGTGTAGTTTTGCTCCCATTGCATACCCATTAACATATTCGAGATTTAATAATGTTTTATGTGGGATTTTATCACAGAACAAGTTGTATGTATTCAAACAATGATCATCTAATGTCATGTTATGATGTGGATTTTTCTGATCAAATCCAAACATTGCTAAAAACATTTTAATACTATCCATCTGATATTTATCCCAACTATCATCTTTATGAATAATAATTTTATCGAAATTTTCTCCATAAAACGGCACTTGAAACCGCATGATCTGTTTATCTAACACTTCATCAGAACAGGATGCAATCTATTCTTATTATCAACCTTACACTGTTCATATGGTTTTGGAATCAAATAACAGATTTTCTCAATATCTAATCCATTTACTTTCATCATAATTGCTCTACGTGACTTCATAGTAATGTTGGTTGCATCTGCTATTACATTCTTTTTATTTTCCAAATTTTTACGAATCCTATTGTGAAAAATATTGAATACTTCTTCATTTTTAGTCTGGTCTTCTACTTTGCCAGTTAATTCTTCTCTAATAGCATCCGATGACACAATTACTGTATTTGGATTTTCTTTTGCCAGTTCCTGGGCGATAGTGGATTTACCACTACCACTCAGACCTGTAATAATATACAACTTAGGTTTATTCATCTAAAATCTCCTTATGAATGTTTCAGTAAATACTCACGGCTAACGTTTTTAAAACTCTGCTGCCCATCTTGAGATCGATATACGAAACCTTCTCTTTTTACTTTCGGATTAATCTCACTGTAGCCATCAGCTTCAAGTTTCATTTCTTCCATTGTATGTGGAAGTTCGTAGGCTGTATCAATAATCGGCACATGTTTAAAACCATGATTGTCGCAATATTCAGCCATTACCACCGTTCCTGTTCTTATACCATTAATAATTAGGTTAAATATATATAAATCATTCTCTTTTAATTTATACGGATTACCCTGAACCGAACCTATGCCTTCACCTTGTAAAACTACGCGATCATAACCACCAGTAATTGCTAATTCTGTAAGTTTCTTCTCAATGTCATATTTATCAGCGAGTTCCCAATAAATATTGTTATCGTGGTAACATGCCTGATCTCGGTCTGCCTGTCTTACATTACGGCTACAAACAATAAATTCAAATTTATCCTTGCCTTTTTTCTTGTGATCCACAGCAAAAGTGCAACTTGTACCATCTAATTTTTCTGTCTTTACCCATTTTTCTGTGCTTTGTAAATAAAACGGTGCATTTTCGATTCTCGTTTCATCAGTTTTAACAATCCACTTAGGAAATTCTTTTGGATTATCTTTTTTCTTTCCAAAGAATAGAAAGAGAATTTTCTTTCCCCAACTGTGTTTCATTAACCATCTGAACCATTTTTTCTTTGCGAGATTTTTATGGCGAGCTGCCATAGATTTGTATTTAGAATTTGGATCGATTTTATTAGACTTTCTTGCGATATCATCTGTTGAATAATATGTAATATGTAATTTTTCAGTAATATCTGTACCAATTGAATCATTTGCTACTTCGGGAAATAAAATTGCAGGTAATGCAAGTCCCTGGCTGATTACATTGAATTTTCCGAGTTTCATTGTTTTGACTTTGTATTTCTTACTCTCTAAGAAAGCGAATCTCTCATCATTCTCAGGACATTTACTGTCAATTTCAATGTAAACGGCTAGATCGCCAGGTTGAAATTCTCCCTTTTTTGCAATACAAATCCAACCTAACACTCCAATTAATTCGATGTTATCTGCTCCTTCAATTGGTCTTACCCATTCAATTTTTTCAATATGTGCTAATGCTCTTTCTTTGTTTTCCAAGTTCCTCTTACCTTAGTAAGTAGTGCGCACTTTACTCCCATGGGAACTTTTCCAATTTTTCCTTTCTTCTTAATTTTCTAATTTGTTACCTTTAGCTTCATTACAAGGCTTACACATTGTTTGATAGTTACTAATATCATCAATACCACCTTTTGAGCGTGGTAAAATATGATCTTTTGTCATTAAAATTTCTGTATCATTATCATCAACTGCATATAAATTCAGATGATATGCTTTATCTTGTAAATGTCTTTCTTTTGCAAAATATTTTCCTTCAATTCCACAAATTGCGCATTTACAACCTTTTGTGAAAAAAGTCTGATATCTTTGACTGTTACCCTTAATCAAATCTCCATCGAAATCAATCTTTGCATTTCTCTTATCTTTTTCAAATAGAATGTCTTTTACTTTTTCTCTAACTTCATCAATGGAATATACTTCTTTGCGAATCAAGTCCTCGTGTTTTTGTTTTTGCTTTAGTTTTGATTTGCAAAATTGCTTAGTTAATAAAGCATTACAAATATCTTCATTACTCAAAATAATTAACAAATCTTTTACTGTTTTAATCTGGTTAGGAATATAATCAGAAAGTAAATGTCTATTCCAAACAATCTTAAAAATTTCTGTATCCAAATTTGGCGATAATGGATTATTATTCTTGGGAAAACTTGTATTTAAGAAATCTTCAATAGTTTCATATTTGTCTAATAACTCCTTATCGTTAAAACGATAATGAAATTTAAGACCTTTAAAAAAATTCTTTTTGCTCATAGTGACATCTCCTTTAAAATTTTATTGTCACTTATATATTCTCTCTTTTATTTGGAAATTGTGAGCAGAAACGCTCTTAGATAAAATCAACAAGAAATGCTTCATTCCTGCTAATCAAATAATCCATATCCAAATTGATGATTTAATTCATCATTCCAATAACCATTGATATATTCATATTCCTGCTCGATTAGTTTGTATGTAAAATCTTCTGGCATAGATAAGGCAATAAAATTCATAATAAGTTTCGCACAGTCTTCATCACACTCAATGTAATATTTATCATTATCTTCGTAATATTCTATTCCATTAAAACAGTTAGCCTTATCTAAAATTTCAAATGCTGTTTTACTAATACCATCTTCCTCATATTCAGTCCACACCTGTCTCTCGTTTCCATATCCTAACCCAAGACCTGTATAATCTTTATTATGATTAAATGTAACGCCTAACTTTTTACAGCTATCTTTATATGCTTGTCTAATTTTGTGTACATCGTAATTACATTCAAATAAAAAATCCTTTGAAATTCCATGTCCATCATCTGACCAATCACCTAATACTAATTTATAAATCATATTTTCTCCTTCCTAATCACTTGTTTCTTAATTCAATTAAGTTGTATTATTATTCTCCCATCTGATCTACAATACTCTGCAGCTTGTTAATATATATCTGAGCGTTCTTTTTATACTTAAGCTGCTTAATATTGGCAGGTACAAAAGCCAACTTCGATTCACCGAAAACATCATTATTCGAATAAACTTTCATAAACTGGCACATAGTTTCAGCATCAATCCAATCTAAATCTGGCTGAAAACAAATCACATCACCTTTTTGTGGATACAGTTTTCTAACCTTAATAAGCGTCTGTTTAAATAATTTCTTTTTCTGTCTTTTGTTCATACTGTTATTCTCCTTCGAATATTACTTTTATTGGCTTTATAGCTTCGTCATTTGTTGGTATAAGAAGCACTTTGTCATTTCCAACCTGATCTTTAAATATTTTTGGAGCTTCAACAAATGTAACTTTTTTTGACATATCACTATCCAGCCACTCTTTAAACTTTTCAAGATTTTCTTTTTCAGAAATTGCAGCACATGGACTTACTTTATCTATTAACTCTAAAAATTTTTGTCTTTCATCTTGTGATAACTCCATACTGTTATTCTCCTATTCACTCACTCTAAACACATTCGCATCACCAACTGCCAAATCTTTTACTTCTACAAAAGAATTTAGATTATCTTACATAGTTGTAATCAATACCTCATCAAATAAATCTTCCATCATACCAAAGAATCGTACAGACGGATGGAATCCTGAATATTTTTTCAAACGGTGTTTATTAACATTGCCTCTTAATACAGGAAGTCCGTGCTTTCTACGTTTATTGTTGTCCCAATGAATATGATTATTATAAAAGGCTTTCTTCTTTCGTCTATATCCTTCTAGTTCTTCTTTTCCAAGTTTGTAAAACTCTTTTTCTTGTTCTGTTTTTGGAGGTTTGCCATGAATGATATTGTCAAATTGTTTTCTGACATTATCGTTTACTTTTATTTTTTCTGAATCGCTCATCTTATCATAGTTCATAGCAGCTTCTAAAAATATATTTTTCACTTTCTCACCTACTTCCATAACCATATGAAATGTGCGTTTCTTTCTAATGCAATTTATACACCATATATAGCACATATTATATTTTACAATTACTATATATGGTGTATTGATAGGGTTAGTAGGCTATGACACCTACCAACTCTTGAATTATTTATTCTTCCTACGTTTTCCTACGATAAAACCTGCTCCAAAGCATACACCAAGACAGATTACAAAAACACCGATATTTAGTACAATCATTTATTCTTCGCCCCCTTTAGCTGATCTAATTTTTTCTGGATTTCTTCATCCTTCATTTTCTTGTCAAGACGCTTCATCTGAACAGCGATGGAATTCTCATACACTACCCTGTTACCATCAGATTCTTCTTTGGTTTTCTTAATTCCATCACGAACCTTTTCCAGCATCTTATCTTCTTCACTAGAATTGATACCAGGAGTAGCCTGTAATGACTTTGCCACTTGAGCTGTTTCAAGAGTAAGTACAGCAGTTTCTTTTTCTGCTTTTAACTCACCAAGCTTTTCAAAAATATCTTTTACAGTTTCTCCCTGTAAGGCAGCATTTTCTTTTAATTCCTTTAAAGCATCTTTGATAATTTCAATTTTATCAGTTACTTCCTGCTGACGCTTTAAATATACTTTCGCACCTTCATCATCATTCTTATCTACACAAGAATTGATATTTAAATCCAACTGCATATTCTCCTTTTTTAAAGAGCGTAGCTGATCCTCGTAATTTTCAATCTTTCCAAGCATCTGAGCATGAATTGCACTTGCTTTCTGGTAATCCTGTTCTTTAGCTTCAATTGCTTTATTGTAATATGCTTTGGCACCTTCTGGTGTAGATGCGTCCTTGGTAATAATCTCATCAGCAGTACCAGAAGCCCTCATTCTAATCCTCTTGCCTGTCTTTGTAAAAAACAATAAAATAACAATAATCGCAATGAAAATTAACCAAATTAATCCATTCATTGATTAATCTCTCCCTTCATCAATATCAAGTCCAAAATTTTTGAACAGTTCAGTCATACCACCGACATAGCCTGAACCAAGGGCCTGGAATTTAAACCCATCACCATATCGATAAAGTCTACCCATTTCTACTGCATTAAGGCTTTCGAACTTTTCATTTTCGGAAAGATCGTATTCCCACTTAGTACCATTTGGATTATCATAATCACAAATAGTCATTATTGCATTATTGACCATTCCAAAGTTCTGAAGGCGCTGCACTGCTCTAAAGATAGTCAGGCAGATAGTAAAATCTGTTCTGTCCTTTGGAAATGTATCCGCATGTACAATAAAATACTCATCATAATGTTTTCCATCGAAAGTAATTCCCTGAGAATCATCACCTGTAAGGTTATCACCGGAATACTCTACCCATGGATATGCGCTGCCATCGCCATATGTATTGTAATTAACAATATCTTTTGGATAAGTTACCTTTCGGTCACTATTAGTTAAAAAACCATTAATGTCAAAGTCAATATCTGCTTCACCTGCGTACCGATTCTGATCCCAATTTACACCAATGAAAAAGTTTTTGATTGCAGTTCCATCATCCTTGGTCATATTGATTTTCTGATTCTTACTCATATTGATTACGTTTGCCATAATATCTACCTCTTTCTTTTATTTATATTTTTATTATTTGTTCAGCCAATCTTTATACTGTCTAAGAAGCTCAGTATATAATTCTCCGTCTGTCATCTTATTCATATCTTTTACAGCTGTAAAACCAGTATTGTCATGTACACGACCTTCCATGTTGTCTAATGATTTAAGATATGTAAAACTCTCATTTCCAATTCCAATAAACTGCACGAAAATATTGTAGTTAGATAACTCCTTGATGATCTTATTTGTTTCTGCTTTATCAAAGTTTTCACCATCAGTGATGAAGATAATAAACGCAGGCACACTACTTGGTTCTATATCCTTATAATACTTGACCATATCTTTTAAAACAGGTGCGTAATTTGTTCCGCCCATACTCATACAAGCTTTCATCATTACTTTCTGTACATAATTTTCATAATTATTTACATTTACTGCTGGAAGTCTTTCTTCCTGATTGGAAAATAGCCATGATTCTAATTCTCCATTATCGTCAAACTTTAAAGCAATTGGAAGTAGTCTAGTAATAACATTCTGTACAGCCCCGTTATAATATAACCTATCCATACTGCCTGAATAATCCATTGCCAATGCTACTCTTGCAACATGTTTAGTCATGTCGATTTTAGATCCTTTTGACATATCAATAAGGACCTTGTTTAGATTTTCAGCTGACTTAGACATATCAATTACTGATGCTGTCGTATTAACAGGTGTAGACTGCACTTTCTCTTCTACCTCTGTTTTGTTTCCTCCAAATAACTTACTAAATAATCCCATGTGTATTTCTCCTTCCTATTTAATTATTCTTTTTTCTCTCGACAATCTTTCTGATTAAGTCAACAGGAATAACCATAAATGATAGAATCAGAATTACCATCCAATGCTGTAAATCTAATGCTGTGACCTTTACGAGATTTCCAGCAAAATTACAAATTGCAAATGTCATAGCAAAAATTCCTACTGCAATAGCAGAAAACATTTTATTCTTGCCAATACCATTAAATAAATTAATATGTTCAGTACGGATATTAAAACCATTAAATACCGCCATAAAGCATAACAGAGCAAATCTTGCTGTCATTGTAGCTGTCTCTGTTGGGAACATTTTTGAAATAGAACCAAATGTAATAACTCCATATAGTGCAATAAATGTAATTGTGCTTAAAGCAATTCTCTTTTTTGCTCCTCGAATAAATAATCCAGAACCCTTCTTAATAGGATTTTCTGTCATATATTCTTCTTTTGGTGGCTCTCCGCCAAATGATAACGAATTAAGGGAATCCATAATGATATTTACGATAAGAATTTGTACAGATGCAAGTAATGCACTTGCTGTAATCATAGGATAGATAACACTTAGAATAAGTAAAGAAATGTTAATCGGTAACTGGAATTCCAAGAACATCATAATGTTATGCATAAATGTTCTTCCCAGTTCTACCGCTTTTACAACACTTGCAAAGTTGTCATCTGTAAGAATAATATCTGAGGCCTCTTTTGCTACATCAGATCCACTCTGCATTCCAAATCCAACGTCTGCTCTCTTTAATGCTGGACTATCATTTACGCCATCACCTGTCATAGCCACAGACCTTCCAATTTCCTGAGCTAATGTAACAAGTCTTAATTTGGTATTTGGAGAACATCTGGAAATGACTCTCAGTGACGGGATGATCTGTTTTACTTCATCATCTGTCATAGCTTCGAATTCATCATTTGTTAAGGCTACATCTCCATCTTTATAAATACCACACTCGGCAGCAACAGCTCTTGCAGTTTCGATACAGTCACCTGTAATCTCGATTACTTGAATACCGGCTTTATGAGCTGTTTCTACAGCTGCTGGAACCTCTGCTCTAACAGGATCAACTACACCAATCACTCCTAAGAAGATCATATCATCTGGTAATACATTCTCTACAAGAGGGCTATTAGAATATGCAAGTGCAATACACCTAATAGATCTTTCTGTCATAGACTTAATCTTTTCACACAATTCCTCTTTTTCATTTTCATGAAATGGAATAGCTTCTAAATCCATCCAATGTGTACAATGCTCAAGCAATTTCTCAGGAGCGCCTTTATAATATGTAAATGAGTCACCCCAATTATATTTACTCTCAAAAGCAGAATACTTATTCTGACTATTAAATACCTGTTTCTGAATTAAAGGATTTCTTTTGCAAATATCAGTATAGTCGTCAGGTTTAATCAGGCTTAAAACTGCTCTATCAATTGAATTACCACCTGTAATATTATTCTCTGAGTCAAATGTGGCACTGTTATTTAAACTAATATTTGCTTTAATAACCTTCCATAAATCAGAATTCTTATCTACTTCATTACCAGCTCCATCGATAATTACTTTTGGCGTCATAATACCGGTTGTTAAAGTTCCTGTCTTATCAGTACAAATTAGATCGACATAAGCTAATTCTGGAATTTTCCCAGGATTCTTTGCAAGGATGTTAAATCCTTCCATTATTTTGACATTTTGTTTAGTGACAAGCTTTACAATTAACGGAAGTCCTTCAGGAACAGCTGCTACAATAATGGTTAAAGCTACTGAAAAATTCTGAGCAAACTTCTGAATGATGTTTAACACTCCACCACTAAAATATTTTCCAAACCCTACATTTAAGATACCCGAAATAGTTAATACTGCAAAAGTAATAACTGCTGCAATAGTTCCCCATTTAGAAATAAAATCACATAAGTTATCTAATGCAATATCTAATGCAGTCTTTGGTGCCTCCAATGTCTGCATCTTTACTAATGTATCACCGTTGACAGTGTTGATACCAACATCCGTTACAATCATCTTGCCTTCACCACTCATAACGGTAGTACCAGCAAATAAACAATTCTGATTTGTATAAGCTGATGTAGAAGTTGTTTTAGTATGTACGTACTCAGGAATTGGTGTTTTAACACACTCTTTTGTTTCTCCATTAATAGCTGCATTATTTACAGAGATTTTCCCTTCTACTAAATAACCATCTGCAAAAATTTCCTGTCCCATTCCAACACATACTAAATCGCCCACTACCAAATCATTTTTATTAATTATCTGTACTTTTCCATCACGAATTACGTCACAATACCTGACAGATGTTTTAGCTCTTAGTTCTGCTGCTGATTTCTGAACACCTAATCCAGTTTTTACTGCAATACAGGTTACAATACCTAAGACAACTAAAATCATAATGGGATCTGCCAAATCCATAACTCCCATGATACCAAGAACCAACTGTAATACTGCAATTGCAATAAGAATCATTGTAATTTTTTCACTTAATGCTTCTTTTGCGAAATCATACCACTTATTCAATTTTGGCTCTGGGAGTTTGTTACTACCGTGAAGCTCTCTATTCTGTAGAACTTCCTTGCTACTTAAACCTTCCATCATTTGTTTTATCCTTTCTTTTTATATATTAAAAATAAAATAACCAATCAAGAAAATCACTAAATGTTCTTATAAACAAGATTAATGCCATAATATAACCCAAACATGTCATAACAATTGAATCTACTAAAAAGTCTTTAGTTATGTATTTTATAGAAAAATCTACTTTTCTATACATATAAGCTTGCATCAACAACATTGATACAAAACCTACAGATAACCATGATTTAAAAAAAGCAAATATCTTCCATCATACATCCTCACCACCTCTCTGATGAAACGATCATTTAATTTTATTTTTCATCAATTATTTCTTTTAAAATGGCTTTTAAATTTTCATCATTCAATAAAACAACATCGAAATTAAAAGGAAACAATCTTTTGATTCCAACAATATCTTCATCTTTTGAATAAACCACTTCTGTAACCCCAATCATACATTGTTCCATATGATCTTTTGATAACTCCTCATCTGAGATTTTGTCTGTTTTAAACCAATAATCTTCGTGGCCATTAGTTTTATCTACTCTTGATAAAATAAAATTATGTTTATCCATAAAATTTCTCCTTTTATATTTCAGACTTCAATACCATCTGCAATAAGCATCTGTTTACATTCTTTAATCAGCGCCAACCAGTCAGGTTTAATATCATCAGGATAATTATAGAGATAAGAATATTCTTTTGATAATGGATACCACTTTGGATTTTCTTTAAAGCCTCTTCTTTGCATTCCATCTTTTATTTCATGAATTTCTACTGTCAACCATCTTGGTTCTGCATATTTAACAGGCTCAATAAGCTGCCAACGAGAAAGCATTTGTTTAGTATCATAATCTTTCTCTACAAGCTCACCGTTTTCCCATTCATATCCATTTCCAATCGTACAAAACAAATGATCTAAACATTTCTGACGATTCCAAAATAAGTTTCCATTGAAATCCATCATGAACTGCAATGTATCTTCTGCTCTCATATATTTATTCTCCAATAATCTCAAACTCATATACAGAATTTCGTGTTGTTACTACCACTTTAGTATCGGCCTGAATAAGATTCTTTACTGCAGATGTGACCAAGCATCTATCAGTCTGATCGTCCCATAATAAATGAAATGATCCGAAGTCCTGAGTGGCAAGAAATGGATAAATCCACCTGCCAGACATAGAAGGATGATTTTTTCTTAACTCATCCATAAATTCTGTTTTCTCATTACCAGCTTTATCTTTGACTGAAATAATTTTTAACTTCATATATTTATTCTCCATTTCCAACAACAGCTTCAATATCGTGCAACATCTCAAGAATCTCGACTGCGTTTCCACTAAACATATTTCCTGTGGTTTTAATCTCATATTGCCACTTGCTTTTATCAGAAACAGAAACAACCGGCATACTGTTATATAAAACTGTTCCTGCTGGAATGCTCCATGCTGGTTCATACCATGATTCTTTACAATGCCACGCATTCTTAAGAACCTTTAACTGCTGCTGGCAATTCTTGTTATATGATCTCATACCAGCTCTATTAACAGGATACACTGTTGGATACTCTACGCCTTCTACATACATCGATTCAAATTTATTTACAACAAGCAGAACACCATCCACAACTCTGTAAATATCCTGATATTCTGTCTGTACTACTGTTTTCATATCATCACCACCTTTGTTTTGTGTGTATTTACATTAATTCGCATGAAATAAAACTTTCAGTTGGTTATTCTCTAAACAATAATTATTTCATTATATCTACGCAAAAGCTCTTCTCTATTTTCTATAACATATCTTTTTGCGTAATTATATCTTGATTTTTTTATATTTCCTTTAAGAACACTACCATCAATTAGACTAATAACAGCCTCTTTGTCTTGATATTGAATATGAACATGCGGGAGATTATGACCGTTTTCTTTTGTGTGCATAATTATTTTGATGCCAAAATCGCTATATAATATGTTATAATAACGTTCATCTTCAAATATATATATTGCAAATTTTAGTCCATACTCTCCCATATTCATTTCTCCTTTTTGTATCTATTCTATTACTCTAAATTCTCTCTTGAAAATAACTGACATGCGATTCCGCAATCTTCCATTACTTCAAGATCCATACGTCCACGTTTAGGATCAAGTTCATCCAGGAATACACCTTTGATACAGCTATGACCAATTTCTCTTTCCTCCTTGGCTCTGCGTTCAAAAACTTCGGGGAAATCTACTCGAATTTTATTCCAGTAGCCCATGCCACCTTTTACGCATCCAACGCAATTGTTGTTAGGATAACCTAACTCATACATCATTGGTCTCTTTAATCCAAGTTTCTTCGCCAATGCATGACAATCTTCTTTCGTAAATTTATTCTCGATTAATGGAAATTCATGATCATAATCTGTCATGGTATTTACTAAACGATCAGCTCTACGCTGCTCATTCATATCATATCCCCATACATAAATATGGTGATCTGGATGTTCTTTCTCCCATTGTTTTCGCACTTCTTTCTTTAAAAACTTAGTACAAGGCGCACCATATGGTGTATTAATACAACGAGTCTTCATAATCACATCATCAACATCTTTAAATCTGGTAGATTGCAATATTGTGATCTTTCTACCAAGAAGTTTCTCGCAATCATGCAGAAATCTCAGACTATCAGGATGCTGATTAGGAATGTGAGTATAAATAATCTCATCTACGTCCTTTGCTAAATAACATGCTACAAAACTACTAATTCCTGTACTAAACCAACAAACTTTCACACCAGCCACAAACCAAAATCCTTGGTACGCGGCAATATAACAATCGGCTTGGATGCATTATTAAGTGCTTAGTGAGGCACAGCCACTCCGTTCTACTTTACGCTATCATTCACCAGACTAATCTGATAGCAACCTAGTTTCACTAGGATAAGGTGTTCTCCTCTCTCGTTATATTATTTTTCATTATTTAATTTCCTTAATACAATTCTCTCTCACACCCACAGTCAGGAAAGAAACCTTCACAGTCTTTTACATATTCTCTATAGTCGACAACGCCATGTTCCAAATCATTCATCCAGTTAATGATTTCATGTAAAACCTCTGTAAATCGATCCTGACCAGGATAATAAGCACATCCAACAAAATAATCATCATAGTCCAAAACTGACACCTGGATAACATATTGCTTCTCTGAAAAATACTTATCTTTCCAAACAATTAGATACATAAATGGTTTTCTGCAGAAACATCCGTTCCAGTCAAAATGGACGCTACTTTCTACGCAAAGCCATTCGTACTCTTTCTTCTGACTGCGAGTAGATATTGCTTCTATTTTCATATTCACCCTCTATTTAATTGTTTTATATTGGATTTCTGAGCGAAATACTCATGATATTCTATAGAATTATTCTCTACTCAACTATGTATTTGAATGATAATGGACAACCAAATTCTAATTCACCACCAAAACAATCTTTGTTATCTAACAAACACTCATATTCACTATAACCAGTATCATATTCATAATATGAACATTTACAATATTCACAGTCTTCCCAATCGTTTTCAAAAACTTCTTTTTCCATATCTTACGCCTGTTTATCTGCGATGCATTTAATATTGTTCTCAATCTGTCTGTATGTATCATTTGCGCTGAGAATACTTAAAACAGCATTAGACAACATGGACTTGGTAGAATTATCAAAAGTTTCTTTCATTGTTGTATTTACCTGTTTACGAATATCATCCATAAATGTATCTAATTCTTTTTTAATTTCTTCAGAAGGATCAAACTGACGAGAAATATATGTCTCAAAGCTTACTTCTTCGTAATTATTTGTATAACGACCGTAACTATCCTGCTTCTTTAATTTTAGTTTTTTCGAATCTAACTTTTCCTTCAGCTGCTGCTTAATATACTGCTCTACTGTATATTCCTGCTCAGGTTCATTATCCCAATAAGATCCGCCTATCTTAATTTTCTTTGTTGTAATATACTCGTCAACAAAGTGCTGGAAATTCTCAGAAACCTGTGCATTGATAGTATCTTTCATTAAATTATCAGCAGTCTTTTTTACAATATCAGCAATCTGTTCTTTTACAACATTTTCAAGATTTTTTTCTAATGTTGTCTGTACTATATTCTCAAGATTATCCAACTCAAGTGTTACTTTCATATCGTTATTCTCCTTTCGTATGAAAACAAAATTTCAAATTTCTTTCAATTTTTGATCTACTATAATATCAAAATCGCGACTTATTTCTTTTATGAATTGTTCTTTGCAATTTTGTATATTATTCGCTTCAAATTTAATAATGATTCCATTATTAGGCTGCATATCTATCCTGTAGATTCCAAGACCTTCGTATTTTATATCTTTTATCCACATTATTCTTCCTCAATCTCTTCGATTTCAAACGGCTGATCATCATAGTCTGCATCCTCTAAACTATAATCATCCAGCACAAAATCGAGATAATCTGTATAACTGTCATTTCTTAACTTGTCTAAAGCGTCTTCTTTTGATTCTGCTTCGATAATCCCTTCTCTGTGTCCATACTTCAAATAGCCCTGTACATAATTTGCATCCTGTGTGACTCTAAATTCTTTCATCTTGTTATTCTCCTTTTACTTTAAATTGCTAATCAAACCATTAGCGCAGCCTATAATTGCGCAAACAACATAAAAATGATTTGTATTTAATGGAATACTAGGCAAAACATTTTTAAAGCGTCAATAAAAATCTCATCTACATCAAACCATGTTAAAATCCATGCAGTTATTAGACCGTAAATTATACCTTCTAACATTTAATTTCTCCTTTTACAACTCTCTCATTAACACTTGCCATAAATTCATTTACTGCATTATAATCAGGATTCTCTGGTAAAGAAGTATTTTTCTTATCATAAGCTAATCTTTTATCCAACTCATCCACCAACTCATAAAATTCAGGAATCGGCTGATCGTTACCGTCCAGATATTTACCATTGCGAATATCCATCAATAAGTCATGTTCTTTTCCTCTGTATGTAACAATTTTTTCATTCTCTAAAATGTCAAAACACATATAATAAAGACGAACTAAATGCATCATGTGTTTTCCTAGTTTTCCATGTTCGATAGCATTCTGATTACGCTTCCCAATCTTCGCATAATCTTTTACTACACAGTTCATTTCAGACCACATTGCTTTATAATCTCTCAGTGGATAATGTTTAAAATTCATATCCATGAAAATTTCTGTATTATAATCTTCTTTATCTGACTTATCAATATAGAGCTTAAGTGAATCTTCTGGATAATAAGCATATTTGCTAGGAAATGTATATACGGCATTCATAATACTATTGAGAATATGTTGTTCTCTTTCTTCTTGCCCTACTACTCTTGCCGCCTTATTACTTAAACGCCGAAGCTGCTGGTTCGCATAACCACCAAAAGAATACACAGCTTTCCTGGATAAAAATAAATGGGCATTATCTAATAATTCCTGACCAATCGATGTTACGTATAAATAATGCTCAGGCTTTAATCCTAACAACTCAATAGTATTAGGATTTACATTCAGTAATAACGAAACTAACTTATTGAACGAATATATTGTTGTATCAGTCTGTTCATTTACGAACTGTTCAAAATTCTGATTAGTCAAAATATCCATCTTGCTATTTAAGGCACAGCCGCGGCAATCCAAGTCCGAATTCTCTACATTAGTGCTATAGGCATAACTACCACCCAAACCAAGAAGAATAATATTCTTTCCAAGATGCTCATTGGTTCTTAGAAAATCATATTCTCCACTACTGACTTTTTTCTTAATCTCATCAATCATATATTCACCTATTTATTCTCTTATTTATGGAAATTTTAAGCGATCTGCTTCAAGAAATTTTATTTAACTGCATAACAATCAGACTTTTTATCATAGATACCAATTATATCATCTACATTGGCAAATCGTATTTTTGCTCTTTTACCTCTAATCATACAAAGGCCAGAATCGTCTACCTTTCTAACTTTACCATGCAATACAGGTCTCATGCCTTTCTGACGAAATGCACCCATTTATCAACAAAGTAAGAGTTTGTGCGAATCTTCTCATAAAATCCTGTCTGATGTGTCTCGAAATTAATATTTCCTTTACCAATTACACTAACTTCATCGTGAATGATTTCAAAATTTACTTCTCCATCAAAATCTTTAATCAAAGTAGTTGTCCATGGTTTAGCAATATGATCATCATAATCTGGATTATATTTCAGAACTTCATCCAGAAGAAATACTGCCACCCCACCTACATCAGCGCAAAATTCTCCAAGTTTCTCTTTGGTGTCAGAGTTATAAGTTGTACAACTCCAATCACCATATAAAGTATCACGACTAATATACGTATTGATTCCAAGGACTTCCATATTTTCACCTAAATTAGACTTTTCCCAATCATCCTCATTCAATTCATAATATTCATCTAATGCCTCTTTATATTTTTTATTGCATTCTTCATATATCTTAGATACAAAATGTGTTCTTGAATGTTTCTTACGATATTCAGGATCTGTATGGCCCAAAGCTTTATCTAACTGTTCTAATACCTTTACCATTTCTGAACATTCTTTGCTAATATCAATTACTTCTCTCACTGCATCAGGATACTTTTCAATATCTGTCCCATAGATAAAATAATCATCTCTTTTAGGATATTCTCCAACCAGCTCTTTTTCTTTACAGATATAACATGGATCAGTAATGATAATATCTCCTTTGAATCTCATCTGTTTACCTCCAATATATTTAAAACATCTTTATCGGTTAATGACCTTACTGTACCATCAGATTCTTTTATCATTGGTTTATCGTACTTATCGGAAAGCTCTACATTATATTTCTCACATAAACGATAGAATAATTCTTTATCGAATGGTTTATCATCTGTCATCTTATTTCCCACCTATCATTAACCATACTGCAATAATCAGCATTGCCATTAGAAGTGCCTCGCACAGACACATTTTTGCTTTTTCTTTAAAGTCTAAATCATAACCAAATATAATTACGACAAAAATTGTTACAACTAATGTCATTAACCAATATCCTACAAGATCTATAATATTATTCTCCAATCACATTAATCTGGCAGCTTTTCATGACATCCAATGCAGCTTTATGTTTCTCTGGTGTAGAACCTGCACAACAGCTTGCATCTACAGTAATATCAACTTCTGGATAAGTAGCTTTAAGGATAAGTGCATTCGAGATCACACAGATATCACTACATACGCCAATTAACTCTATTTTATCGTTTCCTGATTTATAATAATAATCTGGAAAGATTTCTTTCCAATCTGCATATCCAAAAGAAGTTTTATCTATAAACTTATAATTGTCTGGTGTAACTTCAATTCCAATCTGCCAACCATCTGTATCTTTAATGCAATGCTCAACAGGAAGTTTCTTTCCTTCAGCTGTATCAAGATAGAACATTCCATGCGTATCTCTTGTAAAAATAATTTTATATCCGTTCTTTCGATATTCTTCAACCTTCTTCTTTACATTCGGTACGATTGCTCGTGCTTCTGTCGTTCCCAATGGTCCTGTAATAAAATCGTTCTGCATATCTATAACAATTAACGTCTTCATAAGCTTATTCTCCAATCGCAATCCATAATTTTCGTTTCTTACTTACCTTTAATCCATCCATAAAATCCATATGGTCTAAGTTGATCACCAGCTGCGGCTTATTTCTACGAATCTCACTAATAGATGGATAGATACCAATGTCCACAAGAATTCTTGGCAAGAAACGCTCTTCTGTATAATAAGTTTTCTCTTTTTCTACTCTATTCCAGTCATCTTCGTCTAAAGCAAATAAATGCTGTGGCTCTACAACCGGCTTTCCTATTACAATATTCTCTACATACATTGCTTTTCACCTCAAAATTGCTTTCCTTCTGAATTGTATTTCTCTTGTACCTTTGCAAAATTAGAGACACAATTTTCGAAAGACTCTCTTGGTGTATCGCCATAGCCAAGGATACTAGAGCAACCAAAATCACGACTCATTACCCTATAACATGTTTCCCATAGATGTTCTTCACCCCAAATGATGTTTGTACGTCTTGTAACGTATTTCTCACCTTTTTCTCTCCAAGGGCTATTCAGAAACATAGCCCATTCTTTTAATTCTTCCTCTGGTATTTTATTCTCATTTTTATCATAGAAATCGACAAAATTATTTGTATAATAATAAACTTCGTCTTCAACATCATACATACCTGCAATCATCATAATTTATCACCTACCATTCTCCTAACCATCGTCCAAATAAGATTAAAAATGTAAGCCAACAAATATAATAAACAATTAATGTTGGCATCATCGTATAATCCTTTCCAGTTTTAAGACAATAGTTCTTCCATTTGTTCCATAATCTTCTCATTATATTTCTCCATGAAACACGTATTTCAACAATCAAAATTGAAAATAATTCGTACATCTTCCTCTGTACCACCATCAGGAACAAGTTCTTCTAACGCTGGAATTGTGTCCTTTAAAAAATTGTAACAACACTCTCTATATGTAATTGGTTTGAAATCCACTTGTACATAATATTTAAGTCGATCATTTCTACTGATAGTTTTATTTAAAATCTTGTCCATAGTATCCGCCGATACTACAACAATATCCCACCCAGAAGTATCTCCACTCCAGCTATCTGGATTCTTTCCTATTCTTTTCATTTCTATATACTGAGCTTCACTAATAACACCTACATGAATGACTTTCTAATCCCAATCATAATCTTTCAATTCCTTTAATGTATAATATGAGTTTGCATATCCATCATTCCATAAAAGTTCTTTTACTTCGTCTGTAATATCTTCTGGCAGTCCTTTAGGTGTACTAATTGGATTAAACCCATAAGAAGTCCTACATCCAGCGAAACCAGTTCCATTTCTTACATCTGCAAGAATTGCAAATAAATCATAATTTCGACCATCATAAGGTCGATCAGTATATGGCCGATTCCATTCGTCAATTACTCTATCTTCGCGATACCAAGGATTTTTAAATACACTTTCTACCTTTGTCCATTTCTTATTTTTACGAACTTCTGCAAACATAGTAATATCTGTTCCCATATTTATTCCTTTCTCTTAATCAACAAATTCAATCTTCTCTCCTACAAAATGTGCCAGTTTTTCATTAATATCTATTGGATATTCTTCAATAACATAATACTCAGTGTCTACAAATACCTTCGTAATAATATTCTCATCATCAATCCAAATTCCACCAACTGTACCGCCAGGAATTCTAATTGCAAGACACTTGTCCTTTAGCATTGTGCTATCTGCCAGAATATAATGCTTCCAGTATTGATCTGGTGATAATCCAAGAAGCCGATCTATTTCTCGTGTTAAGTCACAATAGTATTCTTGAAGACCTGAGCGATTTTCGTTTGGAAATCTATTTGTTAATAACATAGCCAACTCCTATCTTAACTTGCCGCACCGAATACCGACATATCTATATAGTTCGGTTCTTCGGGTGCATATCCTTTCTGTTATTCCTTTTGTATTTTTGAATATTACGGGTGCTTTTACACCACCTGTCCGGAATGAGGAAACCATTGTTCCGGATAGGCGGCTTCGCCGCAGCGGAATAATCATATTTTCCTATGGCGGATGTTATTACATTTTTTGACAATAACTTTTGAAAACTCAGATGAAGTTCATGTAAAATTTTGCAAGAACTGCCACAGATATAAATAGTAGATATAATAAGTAGTAGATAATAATTAACACTCTAAACAAGTTAGAGCTGATTTCTGCTTACATACACACCATCATATAAACAGTCATCTGCCCATTTACATTTTTTATAACTACCACATCTACTATATTTCTTCCACCTATCTTTAGGAATATATGGTTTTCTCTCATTAAAAGGAATATCACATTCTTCGAATGAATTACTATTGGCACAACTTGCACATGTATAGTTTCTTGTTTTATTGTATGGACATTTATTTGTGCCACTCAATTTGATACATCTTGGATAAACAAATAGTAAATGTGAAATTTTAAATGGAATAAATTTATGTTTAGCATATTTGCAACTGCTACTTTTATCGCAATCACAACTATCTATACAGTCGTAACCGAATAATATATCCATTAGATTCTCCTATTGAAACCAACATTTAATCGGCTTCTGTTTTCATATTCTTTTCATGCCATGCATCTAAAGTAACCAATAGCATTTCACCTTTTTCGGTAAGCCAACAACCTGTGATACTACTACCATGCTCTATGAATTCATGTTCATCTAAAATATACATCATGAACTGAAGCAATCCAAATTGATTGTTGTCATTGTCCTCAACATGTAAATCTCTTTTATACCTATTAAGAACTTCGGTATATTCAAGTTTATTTTCTCGCCAATCCTGACGAATATGTAAAAATTTTCTGATTACTTCATATGTATATTCAGGACAACCACAATCACATAAACCTAAATCTTCGTACATCCAATGGTTCATAAGTGGTTCGATTAATGATTCTTCATACCAGTCTTCTCTGCAACCATTAACAACAATATAATTTGGCACCATAAGACAGTCTGGATTATTTTTTACTATCCATTCTGCAATTTCACTTAATCTCATATTTTTACCTCAATCTAATATCTTCTCTTGTCTCTCCATCAGAATAATATATATTCCAACCTTTAAATAGGCTAATCAACTCTTCGTCATCCCAGTCACATTCATTGCAGTGCATAAGCGCTAATGATTTCTTATTTCCAAAATCTCCTACATCCTTACTGCATCTGTTATACAATTCTTTTAAATCTAATGTTCCATATCTCAATGTATCCTGGAATGGATTTGGTATATTAGTTTTATCAAAAATATATTTGTTGATCTGATTTTTATCACACTCTGATGGAAATTTTCCTGTACCATGCCGTGTAAGATATGCACGAGACACATAACAAGTTTCAATGTTTATCTCTTCATTCCATTCAACATTTTCAATTATTCTCTTGGGATTTTTAATACCTGTATTAGATGGTGTTAGATGTGGAAAATATTCTGTGTTATTCTGATCAAGCAATAAACCTTGTGCAGCTTCAAATACAATATTATCAAACTGATTTAAAAAATAATTATCTGATATAGCCAATGAGTGATTATTCATAAAATCCCAATCATCTAAAAAGTGTTCAAATATACCATTATCAAGGAATATTCTTGACCATTCATCTGTTAATATAATATTCTCTCTTTCAAATTGTTCTAAGTAATATTCCCTGATATGATCATCTACATCAGTTATACCAGCTTTATATCTTTTGATAGTTTCAAAAATTCCCAAGCCACAACTACCATGTTTATTTTTCCCACGATTTTCCTCTATAATCTGATTTGCCATCATATCAAAAGGTGTAGTCAACATACAATCTTGATTGATATAAACATTTGGAATATATCCTAATTTCATCAACTCATCATATTCCTGCTTAAAAATAATTGGATTAACAATAAAATCCTCAGATAAATATGTACTTGCATGAGTGAATGTTCCAGATCCAAAATGATGAAAGACATGTCTGATTCCACCAGGCGTTGTTACGGTATGTCCTCTCTGAGCACCACCATTTGAACAAACAACAATACTATTAGGTTTCTGTGAGAAATAATCTGTCATTAATCCTTTTCCACAATCTCCAAAATTAGCACCTATCACAATCTTAATGTCTTTCATCTCTTAAATCTCCTATCCTACCAAGTAATTCCTTCTGAATTAGAAGGTGTAGTAACTATATCTGTAACATTATTCTCTGCTTCACTAACAATAATATCTACAATCTCATTTGTAATACTATCCATAGTTACTCTTCTAAAGTGTGTATCATCAAGATACTTCTTGTAAGACTTCTCAATTTCTTCTTCATCCCATCTGCGAGTATGATTTACATCTAAATGATAAATGTTAAACTTCTGAGAAGCCTCTTCGTATAAATCCTTAGTCTCTACATCAGACTGAAGATTATCACCTGTTACCTCTGATAAACCATGACCTCTACCCTTAAATGGAAGATATGGATTTAACTGCTCATCTCCCATTGTAATAATAATTCCTTTTCTTCCACGATTTAAACAATCAAGCTTTGTGTGACGAGAACCGAAATACCATGCTGCTGTATAGGATTCATAACTGTTTCCACCACCGCCAAATTCAAAATAAATCTTGTCAAGTTGTTCAGCAATACGAATATCTGATTCAAACTGTGAAGCCTGAATTGGACAGCTATCACAAGCCAAATCACCAATACCCATGATAAGGAACTCAACATCTGTAACCTTTTCATATAACTTAGTCATAATTACATTTAACTTCTTTGCCACTTCAACAGCAGCCTGTCCCATAGAACCAGTTACATCAAGTGCAAGAATAACAGGAATTGTGTTTGGATGTTCCTCTGTATCGCAACACTCTCTAATGACATTCTTAGGATCAAGTGCAGAATCAATATTCCTTGCCTTAAACATATCCTGATTAGAATAAGAACCGCTAATCATACCATCCGTTGAAACACTCATACCTTTTGCTGTTGAATAACTTACATAACTATCTCTTGTCCATGAACCACATCCCATATTATGCATCCTCCTCTTCTACATCTTCATCATTTTCTGTATCAACGTCCATATCAAAATCGAATAATCCGTCAAACATATTACCCATATTACCACCCATCATCATAAGTGGAAGCATAGAACTCATACCATTACCACTCATCATACTAGAAGCATTTCCATCACTCTTCATCATCTGAGACAGCATCATATATTTAAAGATATTATTTGTGCCTTTCTTTCCCTTAAGAATATCACTGCCAAACATAGATACAATCTTTCCATAGAAATATGTATTACCCATAAAAACATGTCTTTCTGGAAGAATAGTTTCCACAGTAGAATCTTCATAATTAATAACTGTAATTTTAGTTTTATCTGCTTCGATAACACATTTGGGCTTACCATTAACCAGGATAATATCTCCTGCTTCTACTTTATTAGTTGGAATAACAAAGAAAAACTCTTCACCAATATCAAATACAAAATTGCTACAGTTTGTAAGTTTGCCAGTCTTCACATTGTATGTTTTATATCCATTTGATGTTTTAACTGCAATGCCACCATTCATGGAAAGTCTACACATACCACTTCCTACTTTACCAAACATACCGTTTAAAAAATTGTTCATCATAATCATTTTCTCCTTTTATTATATTAAAATTTGTTTTTTACCTTTTTAGACACATCCGCCACAGCTACTATGTCTCCAATCTTCCTCATTGATTGCATAAAATACACACTTCTGAATATCTTTATCTGCAACGATTTTATTGAGCCAATAGCCATTGACTTTAATCCAATCTTCACATCTCAGACCGTCATTATAATATTCCCATTCTTCACGATAATCTTCATTAAAATGCCATTTTCGATATGATTTATATGTATTCATGTCATCTTTTCTCAGATCTTCTGGAATCTTATCTGAAACGTCTCTTCCATCTACTTTTAATGTCCATTTGCCATGGCACAAACATGGATATCCACCGCTCCATTCAACTTCTACATTCCCGACTTTACCCATATAAACCTTCTAATGTAAACTATACAATGCACCGCAAAAAACAACTGCACTAATGGAGGCACCTAATCCATATAATCCAGCATTGCCTCCACACTTGTTCAATAATCCCATAAAAGTAACATACGAAACAAATCCACAAAGATATAATCCAGAACCAATTAATCGTTTTTTATTTTCTTTCATAATAAGTCACCTTTAAATTCCAAATTAAGCATTTTATTTATTGCTTCTGCGATACTTCTTTTATTGAAATTATTTGTTGTACATTTCCAAAACCAATATACCGCCTCAAGAAACTCTTTATAATTTTCCTGATTGAAATATATGTCATTATCTACTTTTTCAGCGTAATTTGCGGCCAACATATCGATCAATTCTTTATCAGTATATTTTCTCTTCTCCTGATGAAACTCAGATTTCTTCAGATCGTCTGGATTGGCAAGTTTGGTACACTCCCAACTTAAAGTAAAATTTTTCCCATTATCAGACCAAGATGTAGCGCCGTTTTCAAATGCAATAACATTTCCATCCCCATTAATTCCGGCAAAATATCTTGGTATCCATTTATCAGTTTCGTATTCTCTTACCAATACTGGCGTATCTATTGGTACTTTGCTCCAATCCACATTTTCTGCTGGATCTTTGTATTCAGATACGAGCCATTTCTTTGAATTTAAGCTGCAACCTTCCTCTCCATTAAATTCACATTCAGGACAAGTTATTTCATAACAAGGTTTTATCTCACCATTTTTTGTAAAGCAAGCAATATCCCCACTTTCCCAAATCTTATCAATCTTATCTTTATACTTCTCATAGTTCGTCATAATCACGTTCTCCTTTGCTATGTATTTTAGAAATAGGTTGATTGGTTGTGACGCCAACCAACCTTGATATATTGTTAATTTAGCTCGACAAAATCTATTAATCTAATTCAGCAAGGGCCTTGTCTAATTCTTCATCAGACATATTCTCTAATGCCGCATCCTGTCTCTTTGCTTTAATTTCCAGAAGTCTCTGCTTCATTTCCTTATTCTTCTTGGCATCTTCCCTTGACTTAATCTCTTCCAACTTAACGCCGACAATATATTTTACAATTTCAATCTTCTCGGAAAGTTCTTCATCTTCCTTTGACTTAGCATGCAGAAGACTTTCCTCTTCTGTTTTCTTTACTTCTGCATTAAGCGCCTTAAAAACAGAATCCAAGTTATTTAATGATAAAGTCCAAAGATCAATAACATTTACCATTCCTCTAAATGGAAACTGAAAATTCTCACGGGTTGCCTTTACAAATAATTCATTGTTCGTCATAATAATATTCTCCTTTATTTTTAAAATTTAATCTTCATGATACGCTCAGTTGCGCCTTTTACTTTGACTACAAGTTCCGCTCTCTTAGTCGTAGAGAAACCAATACCAGAAAGCTGATTATCAGTATCTTGTACATGACACTTAGCTCCAAGAGCTTCAAATACTCTCTTATGCTTCATTAAATCATTGTCAAGGAACTCAAGATAAAATCCATTAGGCTCCTCAGTATTTACACAATCTTTCAGGAAGAAAAATACATGTCTATGACCAATTCCGTTCTGATCATCAAAATAATTTGGACTATAACTAATTACAGATACAGGAACAAACTGATTGGTCTGAACTCCCCAAATATCACGACTAGAAACACTCGAAGTACCGTTCAGCTTTTCTTTAATTGAGAAGTTTCCATTTTCGTCAAGAACTACTTCTGCAACAGTTACATCACCAGATACAGGATGATTATATTCAAAAGCATGAATTTCACCATCAAACTCAATTTCTGCTTTAAATCCCTTACTGCCTCTAGCAGCAAACTGACGTACAAAGAATCTATATGTACCAGGCTTCATATGAGATTTGTCCGCCCATGTAATATTTTCTACTGAAGGTTTGCCCTTCATCTGCTCCATTGGTCTAGTAATGTCAATATCAAGCTGCCCACCCATCCTAGACATCCGAGGTTTCCTGCAATTGCCATAATAGATTTCATTACCATTTGGTTCAATACAGTGAGCATCAAGATCGCTATTATCATTTTGTGCCTCGTTCCACATGATGGAAAATCTAAGCACACCGTCAACATTACCTCCTGCAGCTTTAACATTCTGTTTCATGTCTGAATCGGTAATATTGCCGCTATAAGCCCAACTAAGACCGTTATTCCACTTAAACATGGTTTTCGCATCCTTATTAACAGGTGCGATCAGTGATACAAAGTTCTTCTCATGTTTATTCTCTACAAACGCTTCAATTTCTTTTGCAGTTGGTAGTACCTTATCAATAAAATCCTGTACTGAAATCTCTTCAACTTTAGAGAACTTCTTTGGATTTACAGTAACATCCTTTTCCATCTGTCCAAAAATATTGTCTGTATCAGTCATTTTTCTGGCAGCTTCTTTATTAGAGAACAAAACATTGTTTACAGAAATATCATTCAAAGTAGCAAATCTACGCTGTAAAGAATCCATATAACCAAGCTCAGTAATGGTTTTCTTCGCGTCCTCTAACATCTTCTTAGTAAAAATTGCCTTCGGCCTCTTATAATTCGCAGGAGCCACGATCTGCTCATACTTTTTAACTGCTAAATCAAGATCCATATCTTCGCTGATATTCACAAGTAAAGTACCAATAGAATGGTTTCTAATACGGCCAATCGCCATACCCGCTTTAATAGATTTTTCCCAAGTATACAGAGCTTTATCTGTTGCTGTTGTTAACTTGTCATATTCCTTTTTGTATTTCTTGAACTCAGTTAGAGCAGTTTTCCATTCCTCACCTTTATATAAAGTATTAGAATTGATCAGCTCTAATACCGTATCAACTGCATCCATAGTAATTTCGTCTAAAGAACGCTTAAACACATTTCTGGTATCACGGAACTGACCTTTGATTTCTTCATTAGAAGAACTCGTGCGATTTATAAATTTATCTGGAAGTTCCAGGAAGAAGTGGTCCCATCTATGAGCTTTACCATTGATTTCTTCAAAGTTATAATCTGTTCCAATCTTTTTGAACTTACTCAAATAAATATCGGAAACTGCATGAGCTTTTACGAATTTATCCAGCGCATTAGCAACTGTCTGATATGTAGGGTCATTTAATTTAAGTTCCCAAATTGTATGCATCTGGTTATCCTTAATAACTACTGCCACGCCAATATTCTTAATAAAATATCTACAGCAGCTACAATCATGTTCAGTTCTCTCACGGTAGATAGGGTTAGTACCCGCTGGAAAACTGTTTAAATAAGTATTCCACAGCTCATCCTTATCTACTAACACCTCGAATAATTTGTCTGCATCCTTCTGCATTTCATTGAAATGTTCCTGTAAAGCTTCCTTAAACTCCATAAATCCATCCATATTATTTATCTCCTTTTAAATATTTTCCTTTATGATATTTTCCAGCTACGTTATGCGCTTTAACATCATCCTCAAATTCTTTCGAATATGGAACTGAATATGCATAAGCTCCTCCAAAATACACCTGACAATCTTCATCATTAACTGTAGGTATAAATACATAAGTTCTCTGAATAATCATTGCTGCACCACCCATGCTTTCAAAACCTCCACTTGTATTACCCCATAACTGTGTGAAGGTTTCCATTTCAAAATCATTAATATTATTGTCATCATAATTTTTTAAATGATAAGGAAATTCTTCATGGATTGCTAAAAGTTCTCTTGCAATCTGAATTAAATTCAATTCACCCATTTTATCTCACCTTTCTCTGGAATATCGTTTTCATCTACTCAAATATTCTCTTAATCCTTTCGATAATTCCGGCTTCCGTCTTTATTTTTACAACACTTACTTCATGAAAACATTTATAATTAAGGTCATGAAGTAATTCCATTAATTCACCGTTATCTTTTATTCGAATCGTAACTTTAGGATAAATTGATGCATCGTGTTTTGTCCTTAGAATTTCAACATTATGTTCGCTCAATACAGAAAAAATTATTTTGCCGTCTTCTACATAATCCATATATCGTAAAATTGCTTTCATTCATTCCCTCTATTAGTCATCAAAATCAAATTCGCTGAGTAATTCGCTTCCATTTCCCCACCAATCAGGTTTTCCACTATCCTCTTTTGTTGGTTCACATGTCCAGCATTCAATCTCTTTGCCATCTACATCAACAATTGGAGTAGCCCAATTAGAACACCCATAAACATATCCATTGTAATATTCTCCTCTTGCGAAGATTAAACCACTTGTGTTATTCCAATCTTCACGAAGTCCTGCATAAATTACTGAATTTGGATTTTCGTCTACAATTTTCTGAACCTTATTCCAGTCCATATATTTCGTTCTTCCAATTAGTTTTGTAGCAACTGCAGTTGGTCCTAAGAAACCCATTGCAAAATCTGTATAACCTTTCATCTATTTCTCCTCCGTTTTATATCTCTTATCTTTCTTTTCTCTACTTTTCAGAATAAATTTCTTATATTCTTCATACCTTTCAAACCGGATATATTTTCCTTCCATTACATCGAAACAATCTGAATCGTGTGCTAACTCATATTCATTAGATGAGATTACAATATACACTTCCATACCATGCATTTTTGCATCATCCAGGACCATCTGAAAGAAATCCTTCATCTCAATAACATTGTCAATAGAATAGCCTGAATCCATAGCATCTAGTAAAATCCATCTCTCATTAGAGGTGACTTCATTTTCATCTTCTCCTGCAAGTAATCTTCCTAGCCTATTAAACCTATCTCCATTATCACCTGTCTGAATGAACTTTCTCAGTTTCGAGGCAATCTTGCCAAGGTTTATTGTGATGTTCTCACCTTCAGAAGAACACAATGCGGTTGCTCCTAATGCAACATCGCCGTAAAACATACTTTCTCCAATGGAATTATGTCCACCGTCTTTCTCGTTATCATAAATGAAAGTTGGAATGTCTTCTTTCTTAAGTTTTTCACGGATATTGTGGAGCAATGTGCTTTTACCAGCTCCATTGCATCCAACTAATACCGTCACTCCTGGTTTGATCTCAATTTCTTTCTTGCGACATGTAGAAAATCCTTCATCATACGGATCACGCCAAGTCTTAAATGTTCTACTCATGTATTCTCCCTTCTAAATTTCGATTTCATTATGTATTTTAATTTTTATCATATTGATCTTTATATGTATTCTCGTATTCCAACCTATTATATTTTCTCCAAATCATACCTCGTCTTGTACGTACAATCTTCACTTTAGAACATTCATTTTTCTTAAGCTGTTCATACTCTTCTGAACTTAATGAAATGGTTGGATTATCTACTTTTTGATTTTTATATGTAAAAAATATTTTATACTTACCTTTTTGAATTTGCATTGTTTTGACTTCTGCCAAATTACCTTTATGATTTCCTAAATTTATAAAAATTAAATCACCAGGTTTTAAACAATAAAAATGACATTCTCTTTGTTTCCTTCCTTTTGTTATCTTCTTTTCTCTATATTGCCTGAGATTATCTACTTCATTTTTACATGTTGTCCTCCAAGACGATGCATTATCCAATCTTGTATAACATAATTCTGTTCCTGATTTAGTTTTCCCATCTCGTATGTCTATATATTTCGCATCAAAAAAGCTTTCCATTTTTCTATCATTACATCTTTTCTGATCTACTATATAAATAAATTTTGTTAATGAGATATTTTTCCATTCTTTTAGACATACTGCATCGGTGTAATGGAACTTTGGTAAACCTATAAGTTTACGATTAATTTTTGTCTCATAACCATAAGCAAGTTCTACATCTTTAAAATCCGCACATAATGCATTGTAGATTTTATATCTGACAATATTCATAAAAGTAGAATCCTTATAGGTATCAGGCATCTTCTTATTTTGCAATTCCCTAAAATATTTATTATTATTGTTATTGGAATGAACCAGACGATGGTGATGATGACAAAGACAAATAAGATTACTCGGACGATTTGTGCCGCCAGCAGCTCTTGGAATAATATGATGTACTTCTATAGTATCGTTGTTTTTATTCTTTACTTTTCCACTCGATAAACACATTTGACATGTATGTTTATCTCTATCCCTTACATATGCGGTAACATTTTCATACCCTTTCATTTCTCCATTTTGATAATCTTTTCCAGAAATTATTCTTCCATCCAAATCTGCAATCATTTTCTGAATATCAAATTTCGCTACTTCAATAATTATCCTATCTATTGGAACCCATTGAGCAATTTTCTTTATTAACCGAATATGTGAATCTATTTTATGTTGTATAGATGGAGCAATCCATCCATCTTGATTTCCATTTTTATACGTAGAATTATGAACTGTTTTATAATCTACATTCTTATTTTTTCGATATCTCAATCTAGCTCGTTTAAATTTGCGATTCGAGGCCCTAACAGTGAGCCTTTCACTCATTCCTTGTAACAGATTGACCTGTCCTGCCAGATATTCATGCTCGCTATCACTTACAGAAAAACCTATATTTAGATAACCACTATCTATTTTTAATTCAAATATATTTCTTATTTCATAATCTGCCGAATACTCATCAAATCTTTGTATTACTGTTGGATCGTGATTTATAATCTTAGCTTTATTATGTCTTAATAAATATGCTGCCGTACTCTCTTTAATTGGAATACAAGGAACTTTATTCTTATCTACCATAAGTACAAAATCTAAATAATTCATATATATTATCCTTAAAATAATCTCGGCATATAGCCGGTAATGCTCTTCGACAATGTTATAAAAAGTTTATAATATTGATATCACTTGCATTTGGTATCTTTAGTGTAATGCATGTTTAAATATCAATGATATAGTCATTACTAGAGCGATATAATGGTATATTATCTTTTTATAACGTAGTAACCTAAGTCTATTTTTAATTCACACTTATAATTTCAGAAGACTACTTTGAGGTTTTGTAACCCTCTGAAATTACTTACCTCTAAAACAGCAAGATCAGATTTCGGTAATCATTGTTCGTTTTGTAACCCTCTGAAATTACTTACCTCTAAAACACTAAGATTCTTTTATCGAACGTGACCGTTGTTTTGTAACCCTCTGAAATTACTTACCTCTAAAACAGCGCAGTTCATTCCAGATTAATAACACCCGTTTTGTAACCCTCTGAAATTACTTACCTCTAAAGATCTGTTACCATATTATTTTTCTCCTATCTTATGCATTTTTTTAATAAGGCGGCATTTCTACCGCCCATATGTATTATTCACAACTTGTTTCAGAAAGCTCTTTGTTGAAATCACGCAGCGCTCTCAGATAGGCTTCTTTCTGCATTTCGATCTGTGCTTCTTTGCGTCTCTCTGCTTTACGCTTCTTATAAGCAGCTAACTTAGCCTTACGCTTTTCAATTCTTTCTTTCTCTTTGGCTTCAGCATTTTCTTTCTTTAACTTGTTCTCATAACACTTAAGACCATTACGAACTGCCTTATTGTATAAACTGCTTCCACCAAGAACATGCTTTGCAATACAAATAGAAATTGCTGTTTCTAAACTGAATACATCTGGCTCTCTACAAACCGATTTCTGCTTATCTCCATCGGAAAAAGTTACTTCTACAACTTTATTCTCTACAATGATGTTTACATCTTTGATTTTTATTTTTACATTAGATTCTTTTTTAATAGATAAAGCAAGAGAACCCTTTATATTTTCCGCAAACTTTTCAACAGAAATTCCACCGGCTGCATGAATTGTAATTGGATCACCTGCAGTAACTGTAATAGGCTGATAATTATCTAATTTTAATCTTTCCATATCTGCTTTACTCATAATGTTATTTACGTGTTCCATATGTATCACTCTCCAATCTTTTTATATTCTTCCAGCATCTTAGCAAACTCAGGATCTTTCTCAGCTGCCCATTCATATTTCCCTTCGTTAACGATTTCTTTTAATCTTTTATCCAATTCTTTCTTAAGTTTCATCTTTCTTCTACGTTCTTCAACACGTTTTTCATATGCCTTTGTGTCAACTTTACAAATAACCTCTGCCGTAAGATCTACTTTTCCTTCAAATTCTTCTGGTGTAAGAATGTTGACGATCTCCAAAATATCATGACAAGCACCTGATACTAAAATCTTATCGCCAACTTTATAGTGATTCTGGTCCTTGTAGATCGCATAGTAGTATCTTCCACAACCCTGATTCGTTTCTGCCACTTCATAATAACCTGTTAATTTTGCCATTTTCTTTTACCTCTTTCTATGTATTTTTTATGCTGCTTTATTACCATGAGAATCTAAGAAAGTAAGAAATTCTGCTTTCAACTTCTCATAATTATCTTTCTCTGAACCTGTGAAAATTCTATGCTGTTTTTCCATTTCATTGAGCCATTCACTAAACTCTTCGTCTTTCTCTGCATTACAAGCATATGCCATAAGTGCTAACAATACCGGCATACCAACTTTGTATACACAGGAGTCTAACTTAAGATAGTCGTCAATAAAATCCTTATACAGTTCAATGTCTTCCTGTTCTACATTTGGATCAGCTACCTCTTTTACGAACTGTAACTCATGATCTTCTTCTGACTGTGATTCAGTTACTACTGATTCTGTTTCTTCTGTAGTAACATTATTTTCTGTTGTCTCTTTTACTGTATTATTCTCGTTTTCAGTTACTTCTTCATTAGTTACTTCTTCATATGTATTTTCTGTTTCTTCTACTTCTTCAATATGTAAATAATCCTTCATAAGAGTAACCAATAGATTGATTTTTCCCATGATGGTAGTTCTCTTTTTACTCTGTTCTGATTTAAAAGTTTTCATGCTAACACCATCTACAGTACGGTCTTTTAAATCAGTTGCATATGCATTAAGGAAGTCTACAAATCTGCTATCTTCAATGTTATACTTTGTAAATTCATTGAATACCGCCACCCACATAGGAATGGCAGCTGGAGTAAATAACTTGGTAACTTCCTTATTATTTTCTCCAATTGCTAATTCCAAACGGTTTAAATCAGAATTAAGCTGTTCAAACTCTTCGTCTGTAGCATTTTCATCTACATACTTATAGGCATTTTCCAATTTAGCTTTCCAATCGTCCTTATGGAACAAAAGCATAATTGCTTCGGCAACTACACGTTCCAGTTTACCTTTAGTCTCATTAGTTGTAGTGATTTTACAGCAATTTTTGAAAAACATATTCTTCTCAGAGATTTTCTTAATTTTCCCAGCTGTTACGGTAGTAATCTTGGTCAGTCCCAACTGCTCCTTGTTCATAGATGAGTGGTTGTTGTAGTCGCGAAGGTGATCCGCAATTTGCTGATCCGTGCAATTAAAAAACTTAGTCACATTGAAATTAAATACATCAAATCTCTTTTTTAATTCATCAGGAAGATCTTTGTAGTATTTTCCAATAACATCACATATTTTTAATTCGTAGGTTGGAAATCCGTTGTCATCTAAAATTCGATTTCCGTTTTCGTCTAAAGAATATTCTCTATATTCAATTAAGTGTCTTTCTGCACCTACACTTCCAATTTTAATACGATTATTTCTAAATGCTTCCGCATAAGATAAACGCTGTAAACCATCAATTAAATATGCAATAATCAATTCCTTTACTTTTTGCTCACATAAAACGATTTCAGGAACAGGAAGGGAACTTAATATTCTACAAAAATAACGATTCGCTTCTTCTTCTGACCACTGAAATGGTTTTCTCTGTAAAATGTATTTACAGTTAATGTCACCATCTTTTTTCTGCTGCAATAATGTGAACATTGGTAATTTGTCCATTCTGTAATCTTCGGATTCGCTAATAGCAATTACTCTGTCTTTCATATCATATTCCTCCATATTATATTTCGTGTCTTTTAAAAACATTTCCATATTTTCATTTCTCTTAATCCGCTCTACTGCGTTTTCATAATCGCTTTGCGATATATTTAAGATCTTCTTAATTTTTTCTACAGGAACTTTCCTCATTTTCAAAATAGTAATTCGCCTCTGTAACCGTGGCATACTATCAAGAAGTATATTTACCTTTTCTATAGAATCATCTCCATTTAATCCAAGTTCTGTCTCTACACTGAAATTAGACGGGATTTTTTCTCTTAAATCAGATCCATCTTCCAATGGAACATCCATAGAAACATCATAGACTTTCTTTTTTATTGGATTTCCGTTCTTATCCCTTTTTATCTCTCCATTTTCATCTGTTTCGTATTCCAGATTGCATCTCTTCCAAGTCAGTTGATCGCGGCTCCAATCATAGAATGACCGTTTAATATTTCCTGTAAGAAATGTATTAAAAGAACAATCTGCTGTTTCATCAAATGTCTGAACACTTTCCAGAAGAACTTTCAGTGCATCACTGTACAAGTCATCATAATCCTTCTGATCTACGTTCTTCATATTGATAATTGGATTACAAATCCGTTTTAATCTCGCCATATCGTTTTCAGAATAATATGTGACTAATTCCAACTGTTTTTCGTTCAGATTTAATTTTTCTACTCTCCCCATAAAGAACCCACCTAATTATTATGTATTTCTGTTTCGTTCTCCTCATCTTCTGATCCTTCGATGATTCGATATGTATACTTTCTATGCAGAAGTCCATCCACTGCCTTTTGAATCCGTTCACGTTGGAAGCATTCTGGTTTGATATTAGTAAGAATAGTTTGAATGATTAAAATCTCATCTTTCGTTTCTCTTCTTATAAGACGATTTTCGCGGATTGCTTTATATACTAACCAACCAGTATATAAATCCTTTGATTTTTCAATTTCTGCTGTATGCAATATATTAAGCAATGTCCTATCAAGATCATATAACTGACTGATTAATTCATTGCTTCTTTCAATGGCTGCATTGAAAACATCTCCACAAGCACCGAACTTATCTACCCAACGTGTGATATTTTCGGATAATTCCTTCGGCTCATCATTTTTTATTACTTTCGGAGGGATATCAGGAATGGCTTCCATGAAAAATTTCAGCTTCTTCAAAGACTTCGGCAATGAATTGATAACATTTCTTGCTTTATTCTTATCCATCAGCGTTCTGTCTTTGAAATTACAAGACACTGGTCTGCCGCCAGCATCGATCTTGATGTACACTCCTTTATTATTTCTGATTACATAATTCAATTCTATTTCCCTCCCTTTTTATATAATGAATCGTGCAGGATTCGAACCTGCGTTTCCTATTTGTGAAATGCTCTGACCAACTGAACTAACGATCCATACCGACAGCCTTTTATTGACTGCCAGTTTTGTGATTTTGTAATGTAATTAGGAATTTCGAAACTTTTGTTTACGGGTTACATTTGTATTTTGCGTACACTAAATACAACCTTTGTGCGTCCACAAAGATTTAGCGGGGCTGGTGGGATTTGAACCCACGTATGCGACAGTCAAAGTGTCGAGTCTTAACCGCTTGACTACAGCCCTATAATCATCTAAAAATAAAGATTGGAAAATTTCAGCAGATACTTGCTTTGATTAACTTGATTTATGAAATGAAACAAAGTATAATATGTAGTGCATAGTATCTTGGTCGAGCTATGTATTAAGACTACCTGAAACAAGCCAGTGGCGGCAACCACGTAAGCTTGCGGATAGTAGTCTTTTTATTTTCCTTTCCATTTCTGGAAATCTTTACATTTGCTATTATATAACCGAACATTTGTTCTGTCAACTACTTTATCGAACATTTGTTCGATTTTGTTCTATTCCCGCAAAAGAATTACACTCTCCTTTCCTTTTAGTCTTAGATCAGGAAATGTATCTTGCCTTTCAGTATAGCATCTAAGCTGTTTAATAAAGTCATCACAAACAGATGCTATGGTTTCTGCTTCTTTGATTATTTTCTCACATTCAAAAAATCTCTTCTTTGAAAATTCACTTATATCCTTGGGATTTTCTAAATCATTTACTGCTACAAGAACAACAGCATCTTTTTTTGCCATCTTCTTTGCCTCTTCTACTGTCATTAATATATACTCCATAATATCCTCCTAGTCATTTCCCCAATTTGAGAAGTAAACTCTTTTTACTTCTTCTCTACCAGCATTATCAGTAATAGTACCCATTTTTTTTATAATTCTCTGTTCGGAGATCTGTCTTATACATTCTCCTAAAAGATAAGAGTCTTTTGTAAAACCATATTTCTCGTTTGCAGGAAAGAGAGAATGCGTAGATTGCTTTAAACTTTTAGGTTGTGATGTAAATGGCATAACAACCGTGGAAATACTATACCTATTCCCTATATTATTCTGTACTATTACAGCTGGTCTTATACCGCCTTGTTCACCAGCTATTTCTTCTCCGAAATCTACTAATACCACATCAAACTTCTTATAACCGCCTTCCACTCTGCATCCTCCTTTCCTCTTGATTTGTAATTATACTATATACTAATTCATATTATATGTCAAGATATATTACGAATAAATATATATAAATTCATATATTATTGATTTGTATGTTATATTCTGGTATATTATGAATACATAAACATTAAAATCCCTTATACTAATACATAATTAAATATTTATTAGAAAGGATCATCCGAATGTTAAAATTATATGTAAAAGAATATTTAGATGCTATTGGGCAAACTCCATACTGGCTAAGTATGCAAACAAGAATTGCTCCAAACAACATCCAAAGAATATGTAACGGTGAAACCAAAAATATACGAATGGACTCACTTTCAAAAATCTGCGATGTTTTACATTGTACTCCAAATGATTTAATTCAAGATGCTGATAAACCTTTTAGAGGACCCCAAAATATATCAGATAAGGATTCAGAACAATCACAAATATATCCTGATATAGCATTAAGAAATGACAACGAAAAAGAACCTAGTCTTATTTTTAGGTTACAAGATGCCGATTATTTAAAATCAGATAAAACTTTTTTAAAAATAGCCAATCAAATATTAAAACCAATAATAAAAGAATCAGTTGATCAATCTATTGACGAAAAATTAAAAGCCCTTGAGCTAGGCGATGCTAAAAAATAGCACCGCCTTTTCTTTATGCAATTCTCATCTCGTTTGCCATATCAATAGCAATCTGGTAAACCTCAATGGCTTCTTTTCCGTCCTGCATTCCCTTGATAACATTCATAATTACATTTCCAAAGTCATTTGATTTTAGAGAAATGACCGGCATGTTTTTGATAATTTCGTCTCCCTTGCCAGCCAGGACATTTTTAATGAACTCACCGTGATCTTCCAGATACCTTCTCTTCTGTTCTTCAATCAAACCGATGTAAGTCATTGTAGTTTTCAAGTCTGCATGATTAAAAAGCTTCTGTAATGTTAGCAGACAGTTCGGATCAAACATATGCATTTTATGTGTCCAGTAGCCTAACGTCTTACGAAGGCTGTGAGTCGACACGGGACTGGTAATGCCAATTGCAGCAACTGCCTGTTTCAATTTTCTTCTGTATTCATCAGACTGCCACTTTACAACATCATTCCATTCCACTTCATAATATAAGTAACCGCCAAGAGTCCTATATTCTTTCTGTTTTTCAAAATCCTTTAAGATTTTCTGTTTTCTATCTTCTGTAAAATCCTTTCCTAAAAATCTGCACCACTCTTCTATATCTGTATTATTATATACTGGATTATCATATCGCTGAATCCACGCTGATTTCGCTTCATATTTAAAAATAAACTCATCATAATGCTGCATTGGATCAATGCCGGTATGGTCCAAATAAATATCCATTGCTTCATATGTCATATGACTTACTGGCAGTTCAGTAACTTTACCTGTTTTCTGCTCTACGATAGTATTGATTGCTTCTTTTCTCTTTCCGTTTTCATAATACAGATCAGACCACTTCATAGAGATAGTATCACCAATTCTTCTACCAAGAAGAAGTTCTAACATAGTAATAAAATATCCATCCCAATCTTCCTTCTTCTCAAACCATTCTACAACAGCTTTAATATCCGCCATATTCCATAATGGCTGCACCTCTGTTTTACCTTTTTTCTTTGTTGCGTATCTGCTTTTCTCTTCCATAAAATATTACCTCCACATCGTCTGATGTCTTATTCTCTAAATCCATTTCAATTTTGCGTAAAAAAATAGAAGCAGATTTCTCTGCTCCTACATAAAGCCATATTCACTTATTCCGTTTTAGGATTTCCGTCACTTCTTTTACGCTAATCAAATATATCTTCGCTACCTGTTTCTTATCCTGGCAGCGCTGATATTCATTTATAATATCCTGATCGATCCACTTGTACTCAACTGGCAGATTCATATAATTTTCCATTAAGTCACATCCTATTCTCCACTTTTAATGTTCTCATAAGTGCTTCCTGTAAAATCCGTGACACATTAATTCCTGCTTGATCCGCAGCATAATTTAACCAGCTTGGTAAGGCAACATTTCTTCTTACGGTTTTTGTATCAATTTTCTTCCTATATAATGTAGAATCAATATCTACAAATGAGACTACGGTTTCTCCATCGTTTGCAAATGTTCCATTTGCCGGATTTAATTCTTTGAATTCAGATGGTGTCGGAATTTCTTCTTTATTATCTTCCATTGATACACATTTTAATTCAATTGCGTCTCGTGCCATATTCATGGCATCATTCATATCCTTACCTTCTGTTAAAATTCCAAAATCTGGGACTTCAACTAATATATCTTCATTTGTTTTTGTAAAAAATACAGGATATACATTTTTCATCTTTTAAACCTCCATTCTCTAATTATTGATATTCATATGATACTAAAGAAATAATGGACTATAAAAGTCCATTTCTCTTTAGTATTGCCTTTGCCAATCGCTCATCAATTTCTTTATGTCTCGGAATTGTTTCTTTCACGTTTCCCCGAACATATATGTCATGACTGCCACCGTGTCTCTCAAAGACAAAACCACCTTTTTCTAGCCTACTGACTAATTCCGTTCTTTTCATGGGTGTCTGCCTCCTTATACATATATTATACACACTTATTGTGTAATGTCAACGTTTTTATACACACTCAATACACAAAGTTATCGATGAAACCAACCTTTATTTAATTTTTTATCCTACATTTAAATATCTCTTTGCGGTATCATAATCAAAAATACAATCGTGTTCCATATTATCTGAATAAATTGTCACACCTGTTTCATCTTGAGTAACATAATACCAAAGCCCTTCTTTAAAAAAATAATCCGTGCCATCATTTGAATGTGCATCTTTTTTCATTTGAACCATATACTTTTTCAATGCACTTTTTAAAACTTCAATATCGGTTATATTATCTAAATCCATTTAACCATCTCCATTTCCTAATGAAAGCAATTTTTCATTATGCTAATCTTCTTCCGTTTTTCGCCTGATATTCAGCCCAACATTCATTAAATCTGTTTGGGTTTATGTCTTTGCTCCTAAGAAATCTTGCATATTTTCTTTTTAATGGCTGCATTTCTTCTTTATAAATATCTTCATTAATCCAATTCCAAATATCCATATATGCCATGTCATATTTTACACCACGTTCAGGCTTCCATTCGAATACATCTGCACATATAATATTGACCTTTTCGTTAAAATCAAGCTGCGATGCAACCAAATCAATTACTTCTTGATTCTTTTCAATTACAGTTATGCTTTTAACTTCTGGTTTATCTTGTATTGCTATAATAATCATTCCAATTCCAAGACCACCAATGATAATATCTCCATAAGCCTTTGAGCAAAATCTTAAATTTGTGCGTTGTTCCATATCCGTGTCGGACATAACACATTCTCCATTATGTGTTAATCTAATATATTTTCCGGGCATAATACCATCAATCATTGCTCTAAAATTTCCTTGTTTTATTTCAAATTTCTCTAACTTCCAGCCGTTATTTTCTCTTTCTTCTAACAACTCTAACATGTTTTTATACATTCAATCACCTGCTCTTCGTACTAATAAAATCGTCATTTCATGACTGAAACATCAATAACATTGAATCCTGCATCTTCCAAGTCTTGTTCAACACAATATCTTAATGTTTCTTCTGATGACTCATCATCATAGAATTCTGCTTCTACTTCTACAATGAGTTTCACTTTTATTTTATTTGGCTTATCTATTATTCTTGCCACCTATATCGCCTCTTCTAATCTACCAAGTAAATCATTCTTCACTTCGATTATTGCATTCAGCCTACCTTTAATCTGTAAATCATATGGACTATCAGTATTTTTTAATAAACCCTCAAGCCTATCAATTTCTGTATCAAGCTCACCAATATATTCTTTTATCTTTTCTCTCATATCTGGCTTTTTATATTTATTGTTATTATATCTTAATTCAAACTCATTTTTATATTCCTCTTCAGTTACAAACATAATTCTTTTCATTACGTGATCTACCATTACACATCTGTAAATATTTTCTGTGTAAAAAGCATCACCTACATTAAAATTATTCCAATTTATAATGGCTCGTTTATCGTTCATCGTTTTATTCACATCGCCAAGCATTTCATCTGGGCAATTTAATAAATATCCATAGCTATTTAAATTTTTATTTTCCATTTTTCTACCTCCAATCATCAAAAGAAAGTTAAATTTCATTGTCTATTAAAAAGTAAACATAAAACCATTTTGGATATCCGTCTCGCCAGATTTTACAATAATGCCTATATCTACTTACTTTATTCTCTTTGTATAATTCTGCAAGTAGCATACCAATTTCATGTACTTTCGGTGCGCCATATAAATACCATTCTACGATTTTCGGATGAAACTCATTTATATATGCGTTTACAAAATTCTCTGATAAAACATCAATACACTCATCTTTATGTTGTGACATATATTTTAATATCCATTGTTTTTTATCTTCTTTTATAACAAATTTAGATTTCTTAGGCATTAAATAAGTAATTTCTTGCATATTCATCACCAAATTTTTTATACATCCATTTTCGATAATCTGGCGTACAATCACCTGAATGGTTATACACTGTAACATCATAATCTGTGATTTCATAATCGTCATCAAGGATAATAGTTGCATTCGGGTTTTCTTTTAGTTCTTCGTCAAAATCAGGAACCTCTACATACCCCTCTAGTCCAATAGAACATTCATCTCTTGTAATATTTAGTTCATTGATTTTTCCATTTGAATCAATAAATAAGCCATATACTTCTCTTAATTCTTCATCATTTAGTCTATTTGCATATTTCATAACATAATTCCTTTCCAAAAGAAAACTTGGTTTCATTGGTTTATTCAATTGGCTCGTCTAATCTTTTTCCATATACATCTACATAACCGCCATAGCTATTTCCATTCTCTTCATACCAAAAATACCATTCTGTGTCTGTTATTCTCTTTACATTTATGTCAGAAGTCTTTGTATTCTTAATCCATTTTTCCGCTTCATTAATAGCAACATTTTCATTTGAATATATCCCAAGCACCCTTGCGTTTGCTTCTGGGTGTTCTCCTTTATTATTAATTACTGTATGTACTATTGTATATAACATATTTATAATCCTCCAATCTTTTTATTATTTTCAAAATCATATTTTCCATATTCATGTTCATATCCATCCCATAAATATGTTAATCTTCCATCTGGATATAAACTAATAAATGAACCTGTAATAACATCGCTGCATTCTTCTGAATGATAATACATTCCACCTTTTTCATGTTCATACATTTGCGTATATGTATAACCATCCAAGTAAATTTCTTTTGGATATTCCATACAAATCACCTCAATATTATATTCTCCATTATATCAGAAACAGAACTGCCTTACGACAATTCCACTCCAAATGAATCTATTATTTCCTAACAATATTATATCATAGGTTATAACATTATAACCATTAGTTTTCACTTAGTCTCGTTTACTTTTTGTGACTCATATTCCTGAATTTCTTCTTCAATAACACTCCAATCTACAGCACCAGAACCTATTTTTGTTCCAGATGCAATTCCATCTGGTTCACTTTCCATTGCATAAAGCACATAAAATAATCCTTCGTTATCTTCTCCGTCAGAACTAATCATAAGCTCACCAAGATTATCTCCGAAGACAATATCATTTAAAATCCCTTCCCATGGGTTATTCGCAAAGAAATCAAGTCCGTATCCTGGCTTTCCATATCTTTCATCTTCTGCTGTTACAATCATAATATACTTTTTATTTGTTTTCATAATTTTTCTCCCTTCTACCATTCGTCATCATAATCATTTTCTTCCCACTCACTTGGATCTTTTAGCGCCTGTCCAAACTGATTGTACAACTGTCCGCATCCATCACAATATGTATCTCCCTGAAGGATAACCTCATACCCGCAGCTGCATTTTGCATGTGTTGGCTCTGTATACCACCAAGACCTTTTTCGTATACCCATATCTTCCCATTTTTCTGGATGATCGGCACAATCATTGTAATTTCTAAGTTTACTTTCCATATCATCCGTCTGAGTTAAATTGCCTTCTTTATCACATCCAAACCCAAGCGTTTCATAATATGGTGCGCCAATAATATGAAAACAATGTTCATAAATTGACTGTTGTCTCCGTTCTCTTTCTGAAATAATTCTTACAATGTGACTCATAACTCTTCTCCTTTCATCATCTCATATTTATCCAGTTCTTCTTGATCCAGTAACCGATCATAATATACTTCCGCCCAGGCAGATATACCATTTACATTTGTCTTGTTATCATAGTTGATAAAATCCATGAATCCTTTCTGTGGCTGAGTTCCAATACTTACCGGACGTTCCAACATATAATACTTAACCCATCCATTCCGTTTAGCTGCGCTTCTGATATATTCTTCTGTACTCATAGTTTTGATCCTTTCTTTGCACTAAAATAGGAAGGCTGTTTCCAACCTTCCTATATATATTCTCCATATTCAATTTTTACTTCCTGTTCCATGGCATCCATGGTCCAAATACGAAAGCTAAACCAATTCCCCAACTAATTAATTCAATTAACATAATTCATTTCTCCTTTTTATTTATTTTTTGTTGTATTTTGTTCCTATTTACTTTGCAATCCAGTCTCCGCATCTTGCTCTCATTTCATAATCATACGGATTTGGTGTACCTGTAAACATAAGTGGTCCATGCAAATACACATATTCATATCGTGATATTTCTATTCCCATATCACCAGGAGCAGTTCCCCTTGGAACTTTCATTGTCGCAGGATCAAAATAGAATTTTCTGTAATGTGATGGGCCATCGCATTCTGTCTGATATTCCCACAGACAAGAAATAATCTTCCCTGTACTTATTTCGGTTGTATAAGATTTATTGTATTGTGGATAGTATTTTTCATACGAAAGATATCCTACTTTCTTTGCATGTTTTAAACTTTCATCTTCTTCAGCTTTATGAAAAGCGTACTTTTCAGCAAGCTGATCTTCATAAACCTTACCAGTTTTCAGACCCACTACCTGGCCACCAATATTTCCATACTTATCCTCTTTTATTTTATAGGTGGTATATTCACCGTTTCGGATCTCTCGTCCTTTTCGATCATACCATACAGTATCATCACCTTCTTTGTGTATAGAAGTCTTCTTACAATAATGATTATCACTTAAACAACTTAACCCGCTGATACCAAGTGCAGTTAAAAATAATAATGTTCCGATCATATAAACATCCTCCTTGTTTTGTATATTTTCACGTTACATTCTTTGTTTTATTATACCACTTTTGTGCAATTTTGTAACTATTTTGTCTTAATTTTTCTGACCAAATCCAACTTTCATCGGTCACTTTGTAACACACTCCACTAATTCATCAATCACTGTATTATGGATAAAGTCTTCCGAAACATATTCTGCTAACTTATCATAAGCTGCAATTCTCTGATCCGTATTTAATAATTTCTCTCCATAATCATCTAACCAAAAATCTCCTTTGTTATATTCCATTACAATACTTATATAAACATCATTTGATTCATTATGAAAAACTACTCTATAAAGTGCCTTCCCGTTCATATCATCACGCTCCTTTATATAATGTATGTTTGCCTTCTGTATCTCTCTGCCATTCATATCCAGCAAACTCCAATGCCTTTAAAGCACCGGCGTAATAACTCATATCCTGTGGTCTGGCATCTTCCATATTTGTGATCATCCACCGTTCATCTAGCCATTCTTCCGTCTGCTTTTTAATTTCACTTGCTGTTCTTCTCATTTCCAAATACCTCCTGCTAGTATATTCTCTAAAAATAAAAGACAAATGATTATTCTCATCTGCCTTTAAAACACGGTTTTCAATTGTTTACAATTCATCAAAAGATGCGTACCAGCTTTCGCCTATAAAAATATCGTCTCTTTTATAATCTGGATTTACTACATTCTCCTCATGGAACTCTTTACAACCCAAATCATGGAGAATTTCAGTTAAAGCGTCTGCTGCAGCTTTGTTTTTTGTCCAAGCATAAGCCTTTTCGTTTCTACCTACACCTGAATTACACCAGTTATCACCTAAGCGGCTCATAATAATATGTAATAATTTCTTTTTATTCATCAACCACAACTCCTTTTTCATTCTCTGTATGATCATACTCCCAATAGCCAATTCCGCTATCAATGAACTCTCCGCCATCTGTATTTTTTGCAATCTCTTTTGCTTCCTCTAATGTATCTGCTTCCACATCTAAATACAAATAATCAATTGATCTATACTTAACTCTAAATCTTGCCATATTATTTTCCTCCAAGAATGCTTAACATGATTCCCATAACTCTGATAAAGTTTTACCAGTTTTCTCTTTACAATATGCTTCCATTTTATGTAAAAAGAATTCCTTTTCATTTTCTGTAAGAGACCAATCAAATACCTTACAATCATCATCTGAGTCTAAGTAATATTCAGCAGATACATGTCCATTTGGTTTCCAATATGTATAAAAGTTAATCCAGGTATCATCTTTATCTCTTGTATCTGTCCCAAAATATTTATCAACATCAAACCACAGCTCGTATGTAATACTAATAACATTATCTTCTACACAAATTCCATCATAACACCGTACATCTTCTTTGGTTATATCAATTTCTCTTACTTTATTCATAATTTCTCCTCCAAAAAATGTGATGTTCATTATCTTTTACTCGAAACATTCCACGCAATTTTTTGCAACTTCTTCTTCTGTTTTCCATTTTCCGACTCCATAGCATTTATATTCACAAACATCTTTTTTCTTCGCAATAAATGCAACAATTCGCACATTTACTAACTTCTGGAATTGAAACATCCATCAAACACCTTGTCATATTCCTACCTCCAATTCCAAATATGGATTTCACGTTTGTTATTTTTCGATTCCAATACTAATTCTGTCATAATAAGGGACGATTTCTCTTATTTCTGTATTCCAAATATCTTTTGGAATATTTGTAAAGTCAATAGAATGTGGCTCAACAATCCATCTTCTTCCAGTATATTTAAGACCTTCGTATTCATTAATCACTATTTTCTGATACGAATCCACAATTTTAGAAATTAAATCTTTTACCAACATACGATCACCTCTGTGGAAATGTGCTTTTCATCTACTTGCCAAATTCTTTTATATAAAAATTTCCAGCATATGTTGTATAAGCAACTTTGTAATAATCTTTTCCTTCCCAAAATTCTATAGGACGAGCATTGATATGATTTTCTTTTAAAATTTCTTTTGCTTTGATCAATTCTTTATCTGTCATCATATAATCACCTCAGAGGAAATTTCCGTTTCATTTTACCTCATCCCATTCGTATACAGGAAGATCATCAACAACCTCTCCATCCGTATCCAACCGGATTAAAAGCACATCATTTTCCCAAGCATATTCTAACAATACAACTAAATCTGATGGCAGATTACGAATTTCTTTCCCTATAATGTCTTTATCAGGTACGCTAATGAATATGCCCTCTTTATAATCATAACTATAAGGCATTTTATTTTCGCTTAAACTATTCAGTGTCTCTTCTTTTAAATGGGATGTACTAATATCCAAATATTTTCCTAACATAATCATTTCTCCTCTCTTATTCTTCTGGTTCACCAAAAATTCTGATGTATTCTTCTACGCTTACATTTCTTTCCACTAAACGTCTTGCCGTGCTTTCGGTAATAGGAATAATTGTCTCATCAGGAGAATAACAGTTCTGACTTGTCTCTCTTGCATACTTACTTCCGGCATTACCATTTCCATATAAGAAGTATTCTCCTGTTTTCTTCTTGTAGAGCATTTCTTCATACCAATCAACCTGTGATCTGTAACTGTGTTCCCAACTGGTTAATTTCTCTGCTGTTTCCGTATTGTACATTTTTCCATTAATAATTTTTTTCATAAGTATAATCTCCTTTCAAATTATTAAATTGCTGTTTCATCTACATAATTTCTACATCACACTTCCATATCATCAATTTCTATTGATTTTTCTAACAATGATTTCAAGTTCCAACCAGTAAGAGTCATAAAAACATCATCAATAATTTTTCTTTCATTTTTAGAAACATACTTACTAAGCAGAAGTCTCATTCCTTTTTCGATTTCTCTTCTTCCTGATTCCTCTCTATCACTTTCAAACTCATTGATTATAGCAATCGCAAGTTTGGCATAATCAATATATCCATCAACTATGTGACCATTTTCATCAAACAAAATATTGTATTTATCACAATAGTAATCCACTTCATCTTCTGGACACTCTGCTTTTTCCAAATCTTCTTCTCCGTATTCAAGTGCAAGGCAACGCACATTTTCTCTCGCATTATCCTTTACCTTTAAGTTATCCTCTCCAAAACAACATTCATCTGCTCTCTTATAAATTTCATCCCACGTGTATTTCTTCATTTACATCTACCTCACTTTCTACTATTCTTCATTAAATATTTCCGCTATCAATTCATCTGGAATTACGTCTACAAACAATTCTTGTGCAATCCAATTTGTCTTGCTGCGATTATTTGAAATTGCATAAGCAGCTGCATTTCTAACAAGTGTTTTCAGATTTTCTTCTGATACATTTTCCAATACTTCTCTAATTTCCCAACTATATTTAGCAAATTGCATATCATCCATTGAAATTTCCTCCGTTTCTGAAATCTACGGTTCATTAGATATCTTCTCTTGCACATAATGTGTAAATTTCTGCATCAAGTACAACTTCTCCGCAATCTTCACATTCTAAACAAATGTCTGCTGGATTATCCCAATCTCCATATGATACAATACTCACCTTATGTCCTCTGTGTTTCTTTAGTTCGTTCCATAAAATCATATTCATATCATCTGATTTCTCTTTATTGCATGCATATTTTTCTTCCAAAAATGCTTTATAATATTCAACTTCATCAAATTCATTCTTTTCCATATCCTGTAATGTTGAATAAATCATTTCTGTAAGTTGTTCTTTGGTATATGACTCATACACTTCATCAGGTGTTAAATCTTCATCTTCGCTTCCAATAAAGTAAAACCAAAATTCTCCAATCTGGCAAGCAATACAATCATCATTTGGATTACTAATAATCTTTACTATTCCATCACATAAGCCTTTAAAAATCATCTCTTTAAATTCCATAATCGTTCCCTCCAATTAAGAAATCATCGTTTTATTCTGTTTTTAAAAGTAATCGTATCTAATGTTTCTCTGTCCTCATTGGATTGTAGCCATTTCAGTTCATATTCTTCCGCTTCCTCTCTTGTATCAAAAATGCTCTGATTGGTTGTATAATATTCTACATTTGTTCTATATCCGTTCATATACATAAATGCTTTGACATTCATTTTTGCCATGTCTTCAATACTCATATTTTTAATTGATTCGTAATTTGTCATAATTTCTAATTTCCTTTCTAAGTAAATCCTCATTTCATTGTGGTTTTTCTAAAGTCTCCTAATTGTTTCGCAAGCAATCAAAATCTCTAATTCCGTATTACAATAAATGCAACCTTCAATTGCTCCGTATTGATTCAATAAATTCCAGTCAAAATATCCATTATAATCACACATCGCAACTGAATACTTTTTGTCTGATTTATATTCTTTGGTATGTTTTCCGTTTGGATGATAAACATCAATGCCATCATTTTTTACGATGGAAGCAACCCATCCGTTAGAGAATACAATGCTATTTTCTTTTGTTTGTCTATGCTCGTTATAGTCGTTTACAACTTCTTTTAATCCATATTTTTCTGAATATTCCTTTAATAATTCCATTTTTATTCCTCCATTCTATCACTTGAAACTCTTGTTTCTTCCTAATCCCAATTAACAAATTGTTCAATCTCTTCTTTTTCAATTCCAATTCCGTCTAAAAGAAGCAATAATGCATTCACGGTATCTTCTTTATCAAACGATTCCATCCAGAACCAATCAATAATGTTGCTTATTATCTTTCTTCCATCATTATCAATTGTGAAATTGTCCAAGATATACTGCCAAAATTTTTCTTTCATAATTTTCACCTACCATTCTTTCAAATCTTCATTTGCCTTATCAATAAGGCTAACTAGAATTGCACCGACATCGGTAACATATCCTTCATTCGTATTGATATGTTCCTCAATATACTCTTCCAGTTCTCTTTTAAAATCATCATCGGTTACATCTGTCAGATCATCGTTCCATGAAAAACTCGCTACATCACAATAATCATATGGATAATTATCAGCTCCGTATCCATAACCTGTATCAACACCACCAACATAAAGGTCGAACCACAAATGATTTCCCCAATCAATAATGTCAAAACAAAGATTACCAACTCTTACCGATCCAACATATTCTCCGCTACCTTCTTCCTGTTTGTAGCTTCTCTGATCCTTTTTATATCTCTCAAATTCTGGTTGCAAGTTCCATTTAAACTTCATATATCATCGCTCCTTAATCTACCTGAATAATCAATCTGATCTGTTTTCCACCAACACAATCAATGGCAATAATATTACCGTTCGCAGGATCGTATTGTTTCCACACACTTTCAATTTCAGGTGCATCACCAGTTTCCATTTTGTTATTGAAGAAATCGTATAAATCATTTTCAACAGACTCTTTTGTGATTTCCTTTTCTTCTTTTTCGTTTTCTTGTAAATCATCCAATAAGTTTTCTAATGTTTTCTGTTTCCATTCGGCATCGTGAACTAAATCCATAATACTATCAGGGCAACCACCTTTACCTCTGTTGGGAATCCATATCTCGACTTCTTCATCAACATCAAAATTCAACACTCTTTCTTCAACTGCATTTACAAACCCTTCATATGTACCATCAAACCAGATTGTCTCCCACCAATCTTCACCTTCTGGTGTACTCTGATTGATTTCTATGTATTTTCCATTATCTTGCTCACTAATTTCTTCATCAAAATTGAATTCATTCTTCTCTAAAATATCCTGTATCTTTTTATCTAATAACATATAAATCACTCAACTCCTTTCTAAAAAAATCCTTTGCAAGTTGTTCAATCACACTTAATACTTCCTTTTTATTTTTACACTTAAATTCAACTAAGTATCCATTCCTTGCTGTAAATATTTCATACATATACTCACTTCCAAATGGATGTCCACACCGTACACCAAAATATATTTGATCACGAATTGAATCATCTGCATCTTCTCCGTTTTCCATTATTGGTTCAAATCTAAAATCATCATACAACGGATAATCACAAGGACAATTATTTTTAAACCACACTCTGAAATTATCAAGAATGTAATCACTCTTAATATCTTTTATAATATTTCCCATTTTCTTCAGCCTTCCAGCTAATGCATCATCTGAGCAAAACCAATCATACCAACCTGCATTACACTGAATTACTCTGTTTTTAGACTCAAACTCTTTATTATTAAATTTATTTACCCATTCTCTTACTGTAATATTTTCCATAATCATTCCTCCATTTCTGTAGCGTCTGCTCCACTGTCATAACACTGATCTGGCGGATCTTCTTTACCTTCAATAATAGCATCAATCAGTTTCTCTTCAGCTTCTTCTTTGCTGTTTGCTTCTACTTCATAAAATCTTTCATAACACTCATAACATCTAACCTTGAATTTCTTCATATAAATCAACCATCCTCGTATTATAAAGTAGTAGTTTTTATAGACCCTCTCCAAGGTCTTCATAACTATTAAGGTCATAGTCTATTCTTTACCTCTTCTGCAGGTTCGACTA